GAGTATGAGGCATATGCGGCAGCTAATGGAACAGCTGCTAAGAGCATGACGTATGCCATGAAGCAACAAATTATGGCAAATGCCGTGATAAAAGCTGGTGCACGAGTTGCAGGTACATATGAAGCGGCTATGGGCACAGCTGGCAAGCAAGCAAGTTCGATGGCCAGGTATCAAGAAGAACTGGCGTTGGCAATGGGGCGAGTTACGCAACCAGCATATATGGCATGGATCCAATTTCTCACACGCAATCTCAAAGAGATGCAGCAATGGTTTGAGGACAATGCAGAGGCAGTGGAGGAACTTAGTATAAATCTTGGCAAAGCTGCCACTGCTGCGCTTGCATTAGGCGAGGCATTGGGTAGAGGTCTTGTGGAGTTGGGTGGTGCTGTAGGCACCACATTGGGTACATTACATCAACTCGCTGCTGATATAGCCACGCTACGAGAAGAAATTGGGGAGAATGAAACTTCCTTGGAACGGTTCAATGTTAGGCTGGGGGAATTCACATCCATCGTCGTGTATGGAGTAGTGGCTGGAATAGCGGTCATGGTGGAAGGTTGGCACATGTTACGAGATGCCATACTCGTAACAGTAGCTACCATAAAAGTCTTTGCAGGTGCATGGGATGATGTAGATTATGAGGAATCTATGGCACGTATAGAGGAGTTGCGTGTGGCTGAGAAAGCACTCATCGATGACCTGTTGGAAGGTGCTGATAGAGTTAGGGCAAAGGCAGATCCAGCATTCATAAAATTTGCAGACAGTCTGGGTTTATTGAAGGAGGCTGCTGAGGATGCCGCACCTGCCCTGGAAGAAGTCAGTGATGCGATGGACATTATTGCGGAGGAAACGGCTGATGCCATATCTGCCATATCAGAGTTGAATGATAAGATGATGAAAGATTTTGCTGAGATGGCCAAGAAGGTGGCACGTCAAGACATTGATAATGCTATTCGTGCATCCAGACGCAGGATAGATATATACAGACGCTATGAAGAAGATGTAATCAAGATTGCCAAGGATGCAGCCAGGCGCAGAGCTGACGTATTGGCAGATGCTGCACAAGATGAACGTGATTTGGCAGCAGAACAAGCGGATGAGCGGGCAGATGCTGCCACGGATCATGCGCGTAATCTATTGGATGTTGAACTGGACTATCAGCGTACACTAGAGGACATCCAACGCAGGTTTGTAGAGGATGTAGATGAAGCAGCCAGGCGCAACGATGCTGTGGCTGTTGCCAGGCTGATACGCCAAAAGAATAGACAGCTCAAGGAAGCCGGAATTGCCAGAGACAGAGATGAAGAAGATGAGAAGATAAACTATGATCGCCAGTTGGAGGATCTGCGCAAATCTCAACAGAAGCAACGTGATGAACTTCTCAAAGCCCAACGTGAGCGTCTGGAGGATTTACAAGAAGATTTGGCGCGTAGGCTAGAGGAAGCTGAGGAATCCAGACAACAGAATCTCGACAGTCTGGAACGCTCATTGGCTGAGGAAAAGGAAGACCTTGAGCGACATAGAGCATGGGATGCCCAAGACATTAGGGAGAAGTACGAGGATGACATTAAAGCCTTGGGTGAGCACATGGCAGAGATGCAGAAGATTGATGAAACAGGTTTGAAATACCTGCTGGGGTTGCATGGTGAATTCATTGAAGATGACCTTCTGCTATGGGAGAGCTATTATGCAAGCCTACGTGGGTTGAAATATGGCGCAGGCCCAACTACACCCAGTTCATATGAAGAATGGAATGAAGGTAGCTACGATCCAGAAAAGTGGGGATGGGCTGGTGGCGGTGTTGGGTTGGCTATGAGTCCACAAACCATTAACGTGGCTGAGAGCGAACCAGAGGTAGTAGCGGCTATTCCATTGTCTAGCGTTACGTCCCATAATTTCCAATTCAGTGACTGGAATGTGAACGTGAATGGGGTATCACCCCAAACGGAAGCACAAATAGCACCAATTATGTATGATATGATGACGCAACTGGCCGCTTCATTACAGGCCCAGATTGCGGGAGGAGTTGGTCAACGTGGCTGAGTGTACTGAATTCGAGATGGGTTTGACAATAGCAACTATGAAGCCGGTGACTTGGTATGGCCTGCCATGCCCATCCAACCACTCATACAAGCCTTGGGCAATTCGCAAACGGCGTGGTGATTTCACATATAGCGGGTATGGACATCCAATTGGGTCGTGGGCGTGGGCATTCCTGTCTGAGGGACAGATGTATCAACTGATGTCCTTCTATGATAATGACATGGATGCCAGCGTGACGTTGTACATTCGCACGTACAAGGGCCAGGGCCAGACGGATAGAATAGCTGATTTCCGTGTAATTATGGTACGACCAGTGGATGGTGAAGGGCGTTCTACAATGCCTAAATCTCCACAGCATTGGAGTAATGTAGCAGTCGTGTTCGACCACATGGTGGAAATATAATGCCTATGCCTGCTGGCGCACTGAATTTGATGCGCTCTGCCCCACAAACATCTGATACATATTTGGTAGTACAACAACCAACTCAGCATACACCAGGCTTATATCCTGTCTGGTATGGCTACGAATGGTCGTGCCAGATCGATGGAGTGTTGGCTGGTGATCCCACAGTTACCTTGACAGTGAACAACGCTGACGCTGGGCCCATCACGCTATTGGATGGCATGACTGTTGTGATAGGTAGTGAGGTGGGTGCTTGGGACAAGGCAGTTCTCAGGTTACGTGGAGATCAGATAGTTGGAGCGGCTACAGTCACGTTGGACATAGCTACATCATCTGATCTAGTTGGAAATGTTGAGGATGATGACTACGTGGCTGTGTGGGATGAATTCAGGCTATGGCAGCGGTATGGTCGGATTGATAATGCTGCTGGCGTGATTACTTGGCACAAGGACTATGACATTTTGTGGACTGACATTGGAGCTAACGATGTTGCCAGGCGATTGGCTATGATGCCACCTGTACCCATCATGGGATCACACGCAGTGGAATTTATGGAGGTTGGTGGCTCAGTCTCAGTGGACTTTGACTGGAGTGATAGCTATGCGCCTGCGGTGGGTGCAGCGGTGGCCACTTGGGTCAGTGAGGGTGAGACTGACCATGTGGGCGGCGTGTGGAATGATAATATCGAGAATCCAGCGCCAAAAATCTATACCAACGTATCCGGCTTGGCTGGGTTCAGAGTTACGTTAGAGATAGACGATGGCAATGGGAACGACGACACTTTGTCGTTCAGGCGTGGCATACGTTATGTATTCACTTTGCGCAGACCTGGTGAGCGACAAGCGGGCGATCCATGGAATGCTGAGCCTATCGTATCCTTTTCTTTCACTGACGTGAGTGGCTCATTCCAGCAGGGATATTGGAAAACCACTATTACTCTATATGAAGATGCAGCCAGTGATACCATCGTGCAGCCTGGAGCGTTGATAATCCTGTTCACTGAGGATACCTATCAAGGCTACGATGCATATACATTGGAACATGGTTCAATCTCTGAAAGTATTGGTCCCATTTCAGACAGGGAGAACATCCTGTTTGTGGGACGTGTGGCCGATGATTCCATCAAGTATGATCCAGAGACACAGACCGTCACATTTGATGCCATATCTGAAAGTGAGATGGCTGGCAAGCAACAGAACTATCCCATCGTGATAAATGACAATACGCTATCTGAACAGTGGATAGATACACCTGAGTTGACTGTGGATAGGGCTATCAGGTACTACATAGCCTGGCATACGACGCTGAGTCTCATAGCTGACGTGTACCAGACCGGTGACACTCATAGAATAAAAGCACAGGACTTTTTGCAAGGAGATATAAAGTCCACGCTGAATGAATTCTTACAAGGAAGGTTATTTGCCAGGTTGCTATGTGATAGGTTTGGACGGTTCTTCTGTAGCATAGATGTACAAATGCTTGCGCCAGGCGGATCTACTACGCTGTGGGTACTGGATGCTGGAGATTGGTTGGATACTATGGATATTCAGCAAAATAACATTGCTGAATGTAATTATGTGGAGTTGGGTGGCCTGACATATGGGGATGAAGGGGTCACACCATACAAATCCGGCGCACCTGGATCATTTGATAAGTACCACGGCAGGCCCGACACGTCTATGGCACTGGCTATCACTGACCAAGATGAGCTCAATATTCTGTCCGGTAGACTGCTGGCTTATAACAATGTAGAATTCTCATCAGTCAAGATGGCATTGGCTGGAAATTGGAGAGTGTGTGACCCAGCACTACAAGAGAGCATCGACCTGAATGGTCTGGTGACGGAACGTGGTACTCTGTCTGGCAGATACATAATCCGTGAGACATTGTACAGATATGATGCGCATGGTGCGATATTCACGTTTGTGTTGTTGGAACAAGAAACTGATGGGCCACCAGGTCAAACCATAGTCATTCCAGAAGAGTTGCCAGAAATACGTCGTCCACCATTGCCGAATGGACCAGGGCCAGGACCAGGCCCTAATCCAGAAGATTTGGGTCGTCGAATGATATCCACCAATGTCGGCGTGTTTGTCACGGATGATATTGGGCCAGCAAATCCCTATTGGTATGCTATAAATGATGGACTTATAACAGCACACGATCTTAGTTGCTATGGAATGGCACGTGCCCCATTTCACTGGTGGACACCAGGCGTAACGTCAAAACGTCTATGCGTTGGAACTCAGTCTGGCGTTTGGCACATGGATGGGTTCCCATTCGGTACGTGGGTACAAGATGTCACTTGGGCAGATTTGGATGCTTTGTTTGCAGTCGATACATGGTCTCCTGGTGATTACATCGATTTCACATATCTCGATATGTCCATCGAGGTCGATGGGCTATGGGCGTTTACGTATAGAATATCGAGGTGGGGGCACGGAGGGTCTTGGAATGAAAATCGTTATGTCATATTCCAAGGCGGAGCAATCTTGAATGGTTTTGTCCCTCCGATTGCTGGAGCTAGTGGCAATGGCAAATCATTCATAAAGTTCGCCCAGCACAGTGCAGGGAATGTTCTATATGCGACACAGCCGGAATGCGTCGGGAATCCAGGTAGTAGTTGGCTTCGTTTGCATAGAACCACGAACCGTGGGGTGAACTGGGGCCAATTGCAGCAATCCCAATGGGGCAATATTGGACGCTACACTAGCATATCTATACCCTACGTGGATGCTTCCAATCCTGACCGGCATGTTCTTTGGGGGGCAGGTGGTGGTGTGGCAGGCCAGCCAGGAAGGTATTGGGCTAGTGATGACCAATTTGTCACTCACTATATAGTTCCTAGCTCAAATAATTACTACACCAAAATAGGTACAGGCAATAATCCAGACTACATCTGGCTACTCAATAGTGAGCCAGACATTCGTGCTTGTAAGTGGTCGAACGATGGTGGCACTACGTGGACAGGTCTTCCTCTTATCCCTGGTGCACCAGGGACATACGGCGTGTTTGCATCATTTGTTGTCTGGAGCGGGAATGTGTTGCAATCGGCACTAATTGGTGGAAGTTCTGGTGGGGTGGCATATATGTACTATTGGTCGCAAGGTCAGGGGGCTTGGCAGGACAAAACTGGCAACCTGAGAGGTTTTGGCGTGACTGAGATCCGTGATATTGACCGTGACAGTGAGGGAAGTGCATAATGCCTAATGCCTCTTTGCACGATATGTTAAGTGCTTGGGCTATGTTATTGCGCTCCTTCCAGACGTATAGTCCACTACGCCATGGCCTGCTAGGTGATGGTGCTGGCAATGTAGAGGTTGCTGGCAAATACGGGTGGTCTTGGATTAGATATAATGAGGAACAAAGCAAGCTATCCCAAGTACGAAACCTTGCCCTGTGGTGGTTGGAGGATGGCACTCCCGTATTGGTAGGTAAGCGCTACCCATCCGATGAATTTGAGCAAGTCTTGGGTGTCGATATATCGATGTATACCCAAGAATTGGTGGAATCTGGTTGGTTGCCCTATGTCTTGCCTCACCATGGCTCAACTCACCAAGGATCCACTGGAACAGACCCAGCACCCATCGACCTTGACAATATGGTTCCTGGTTTTGTAGCAGCAACAGATCCAGAGTCGATGAGTGTCTACGTCCATGGATTCTACTATCCCCACGGCACGGTACTGGAGGAATTTTCTGGGCTGGCTATTGATCTGACTGGCTATGTGCCTGGTGTGGCTGGTCAGCATTGCTACGTCGTTGTATATGTATTGTTGATTGATGGATCGTTGAATGCCATTGCTGGAGCATCAGTGCCGGAGGCAGCCCCAGCAGACATTCCAGATGCTCCAGAGCTATCAACACCACTAGGTCTGGTGGACTTGCGCAATGGCATGACAACCATAGCTCACACAGATATATGGCAATATAAATCCTTGTGGGGCACTCTGGGCAACCAAGTCATAGAACATCACCATAGTGGTGTGGGTGATGGTGGCTCAAGCATCCTTGGCTTGGAAGAGCTAATGATGGCCTGTTACGATCCAATCACCATAGTCAACAAGACCATCATCCCAACCCAATTCTACCACGAATTACACATCCAATCACCGATGTATGCGGATTGGCCAGTTGCTATAGATGAACTGGAGACCATCACTCCAGATCCAATATATGGTTGCGGCCAACTGTTGATGATAAAACCTGCCAACCCAGGTCTGTACACTACATATAAAATCGTGGTCAAACACAATGTGGGGAACATATGGCTGCATAACAGGGTAGACATAAACCTGGATGAGCCCACTGACCACCTGCTATTGATCTATGATGGGACATATTGGTGTGATACTATGCCCAGCGGTGCTGGTGGTGGTATGTTGACTCATAACAACTTGGGCGGTATCCAAGGTGGTGCAGCAGGCGATTACTGGCATTTCACACAAGCCATACATGACACACTCCAACCGGCAGGCACGCCAACGTTTGCCAGTTTGATAATCTCAGATGGCGGATATGCAGGCCTTGGGCCAGCCGATGGCCGATTCGTATTCACCAACGGTATACCAGATACAGTGGAATTGCCTGATGCTGATTTAGGCATAAAGAATTTGTTGTATCACATTGGTGACCCAGACACATATTTGGCTTTTTCGCCAGACTTTGCAGGCTTCCGTGTTGGTGGCGTCGATTTCTTGTACATGACGGAGGCTGCTCAAGACGAATTTGAAATCAACCCTGGCAGTGTAGACATCGACACCATAATACATGCAATCGGCGTAGCCGATGCGCTGGTTGTCCAAGGTAGTGATGGGCAAGTCACACTTGGCGCATTGGGTGCTGGGATAGTCCAGTCCGATGCTGGTGGTGTGTTGAGTAGTGATTACACCATTGACAGTACAATCACGATGGCTTCTGGACAACACTTTGATCCAACCGATGCGAGTGGCCAGGACTTGGGCGATGCGACGCACCGCTGGGACCTGTATACCCAGGATGTTATATTCGGCGGGGCGACGGGCGCAAACGTCATCACGGTTCCAGACAACCTGGCGGATGCGCTGCACATCGTGGATGCGGGCGGAGCGGATGATTACCTGACCATTGTATCCACCAATGCGCAGCGTGAGTTGGTGATCAACCAGGATGGTGCTGACATCGACTTCAGAGCGGAAGCGGTTGGTCAGGCCAATGCCCTGTTCGTGCGAGGTAGTGACGGCAACGTCGGCATCGGGACGACGGAGCCTACGAACTTGCTGACTTTAGGAGACACTACATCAATAATTTCCACAGATTCAGCGGATGCATCTGATAACAAGCGGATACAGATAGCTGGTGGAGGAGCAGCCAGTTATTCTCGTGGTGCCTACGTGAACCTCTTTGGAAATGAGTTTGCTGGCAGCGAGGGGAACTTCGAGTTTGTCGCGGGTGATGCTGATGGTGCTGAGATTGTATTTAAGACTGGTGGGGCAGCTGATCATAGAATGGTGATGGCCAGCGACGGAAATGTTGGCTATGGGGCGCTGGTGCCAGGCAGTCTCACGGAATGGAACTTTGCCACACTAGACTTGGAGTTTGTGGATGCTGGACGTGCTGCTGCAACCGAACAGGACTGGATCGAAGTGCAAGTTAACAACAACGTGGGATATATCAGAGTGTACGCTGCAAAGTGAGGATGCAATGACAGATAAAACGTGGACGGCCACAGACCTGGAGCTAGGCAAGTTGACCATAACACGACAAGGCAGCATGATTCAAATCGCACGACGCTATCAGTTCCTGGATGCCGAGGGGGCAGTCCTGGATCAAATTACTGGTGGTAGAGTGGTCGCTGAGATGGAGATTGCTGAGATTCCACTAGCTATTCTCAGTTCACTACAGACCATTGACAATTGGACAAAACAGCGAGCATTAGAACAAGAAGGGATGTTATGATGGAAGTTTCAATAGACACCAAACGCCAGATACTAATCCAAAAACTACAACTATGGCAGAATACATATTACAGCCACACGCTGGATGCTAAGATTGCTCAGGACATTGATGACAAGCAGATGCTCCAGAAGGCCAAGACGCAGATGGCGAAATGCCTACAGGCCATCAAACTGCTGGAAGGCAAACTCACTGAGTTGAGAGAAGGTGTAGCGGATGTAGTATCCTAGCGCCTTCTTACAAGCAAGTTTTCTAATGTAGGAGGTGATAGCTATGTCTATTTGTTACATCAGTGTGGACGATGTGTACTCACACGTTATAAAAGCATCAACATCAGCTTGGAAGATCATTCGTCAGACATGTCGTGCTAGGCCATCTGGTTACCAATGGATGCCCAAATACAAATCTGGTCTATGGGATGGCTATATTTCATTGGTGCGCGGTAAACGTCTTCCTACTGGATTGGTTTCCATCGTGGCTAATGTATTAACTGATAATGGAATTGAATGCAAATTCACGTGGGAACATCTGCGAACTGGCAACGCTGCAGTTGGAACCAATAGGCGCATGTATCCTGCTTCCACATCAATCGCGATGCTTGATAATGTGGAAATAAGAGATTACCAACTTGATGCTATAAATGTGCTTCTAAACAAGGAACGTGGTGTAGCCAAAATGGCTACCAATGCTGGCAAGACAGTGGTGTTTGCGGCATTGATAAAATCCTTAGGCAATTCCAACACTGTAGTGATTGTGCAATCTAAGGATTTATTGTATCAGACATCAGACCGACTCAAATCATATCTGGGTCGGTCTGTTGGCGTTATTGGGGATTCACACAGATCCACCGATGACATAGTAGTGGCTACCATTCAGACCTTGGATTCACTGCTCAAGCGTGGCGGATTGGATGTGTTCAAGGAAAGGTTCCAACACAACAATATCTTAGTTATTGATGAATGCCACCACGTTGCCAACAATCGCACTTTTGATGTGTTAATGAAAGTGCCTGGTTGGTATAGATATGGAATGTCTGGTACACCATTGGATCGTGGCCTTCTAAATGATCTGAAGCTGATTTCTTGTACTGGCCCACTGTGTGTGGACGTTTCCAATACACAACTGATAGATGCTGGTTGGAGTGCTAAGCCGGTTGTATACATGCACGAGTTGTCAGAGAGTAAATATGCTGGATGGAGCCTAGATTGGCAAACTGCCTATACTGAAATGATTCTGGAGAATGACCAACGCAATGAGACTATCTTGGACATAGCTCAACGTGAGTTGGCTGCCGGAAAGTCAGCATTGATAATCGTCACTAGGATAGCACATGGTAGATTTCTGGCCGCTGGCCTAGTAGAGCGGGGAATATTGGCTACATTTGTGTGCGGTAATTCATCAGTGGCAGAGCGACAACAGGCGTTATCCCAATTGGATAGTGATGACCCAAGAGTGGTAGTTGCTACCAACATCTTCGATGAGGGTGTGGATGTGCCTGCATTGGATGTTGTGATCTTGGCTTGTGGTGGCAAATCTCACATAAAATTGCTACAACGCATTGGTCGGGGATTACGTCGCAAAGAAGGCAGGAACGTGATGCACGTCCACGATTTTATAGATGATGGTAATAACTATCTGTTGGATCATACAGAGGAGAGGATGGCTGTCTATGAGCAAGAGAACTTCCAAACCGAATATGTCTCAATCCCTTGATGGGATGCCTCCACTGGCTCAATCATACATCAATGCCATAAATCATGTGTGTGACAGAGATGTGCAAGTTCATAACAAATATTTCCGCAAGCTGCTGGGAATCCAACACAAATTGGATGACCTGGATGTGTCATATGATGACTATGCATACTCAGTAGTAAATACCTGGTGGCCCTGGTGTAAAAGCAAGCACATGTCATCTGTACCCATAAATGTGTTTTGCGGAGCCAAGGCATGGAACCGATTTATAAAACAACACAACGGTACTGTGCGAATTGACAAACCCAGCGATGATGAGTTTACAGCCATGGTACAGGATGAACTTACAGTAGCCAAATACTACATAGCAGCCAGGAATTCTGTGACGTTCCGCCAGGCACGTAACGCGCTTGCTCCATATCTGCCAACGATAATGCCAGTGCCTCCGCGCAAGGTGGCGGATGCTGTAGTGAAGTTGTTGGCTAAGCAATATGACTGTCCAGATGCCAAGTCATACGATGACATAATTCGAGCACTTATTTCATGACAGAGACGTTACAAGCCACCCGACGTTTCCGATTGAAAATAATGGCACTAATGCTAAAGCCTGGTTGGCTATCCAAATATCATACAGTCTTGCAACCAGAGTATTTTGAGTCACAAGATGAGACGGATGTAGTAGCCAGCATTATGGACTATTTCTCACAGTATGGCTATTCGCCATCCAGCGCTGATGATCTAATAGATCTGGTTGGAACGCGCAAATACAATGATCTCATAGCATCCATATATCTAGGAGTGCATGATTGGGATTTGAGCCATGCTTCAGATCGGATCATTGAATTTGCACGTCAACAGGCTGCCAAACATGCTGTCCTGAATTCACTACCTGACATACAATCCGGTAAGTTGGCTAATGTGGTTGCCAGAATGCAGTTGGCAATGAAGGTTGGTCAAGACTTAACCGATCTTGGCTTGGACGTCAAACGTGACCCTGACAGTTGGATCAACAGTGCTAAAGACAACCGGATACCCACTGGCATCATACATTTGGATATTGCCATGGATGGTGGCTTGGCTATTGGAGAGCTAGGTATCATCTTATCACCACCAAATTATGGCAAATCAATGGCATTGATAAACATTGGCTATGGAGCTATGGGGCCAATCGCCAGATGCAAAGTGGTACATTTCACGTTCGAGATGGGAGCTGATGTGGTGGCCAGGAGGTATGGCGCACGCACTATTTTCAGATTTCCCAGTCGATCTGGAAACAATTTGGATTACAAAGTTGACTTTCAATCGACAGCGAATGTGTTGTTACCTGGTGAGGTACGGGTATTCAGGTTGAATGGAAACATAAATGACATCCGTGCCAGGCTAGATGTGCTCATCGAAAATGGCTATATGCCAGATTTGATAATCGTGGATTATGGAGATGAGATTGATCCCATCAAGGCTAGAAATAACAGGTACAATGAATTAGGTGATATATTTGGAGACTTGCGCAAGGTGGCATTTGATTACAATTGCCCACTATGGACAGCCACGCAGGCTACTCGTGGTGCGTTAGGCAAGGAAACCATCACTATGGCCGACCTGGCCGAATCGTTCAAAAAGGCAGCCAAGGCTGATGCCATCATTGCGATTTGCCAAACCATGGATGAGGAATCTGTGGATCAATGCAGGCTGTTTGTAGCTAAGTTGCGTGATGGAAAATCACGTGCAATGATACGCTGTAAGTATTATAAGGAACAGCAGGCCATAGTATCCACCGAATTTGTGCATCGTGGTGGTAACGTATAGCTATATATGTATTTGGTGTTGGCGATCTGTGTATAGTATATATTTCCAATATCAAACTTAATTATTACAAGGTATTGGTTGGAAATATTATACCATATTGGTAACAATACTTAATATCGTTGTATGCTATATAAACTATATTGCCATATAAGTTGTAACTCCCCTATTGCCAATCTCTAATATAGCCATACTAGGTATCATGGATTTGGAATATATGGAAAACTCGTATATATACGTATATGTAGGGTATATATACGATGTATTACGTGTACATTGAATTTTGGCGATCTGGGTTTGGAGTGGATGATCTATGTACAGTATAATATTTCCAACTAATTCTTTGTAATAGTCAAACATATCTTTGTAGATATTATACTATCTTGTGAATAATACTTAATATCTTTGTACGCTATGTAAACTATATTACCCACGTAAAACATACCGTCCTATTTGTCCTTAGAGCCGCAAAAAGTCAGTTATGGAGCCTAGTATGGCTATCCAAATTTTGGATCTCTAAGGACAAATAGGACGGTTCTCCTTGGGCTTTTCTTGGGAGCAAAAATGACCGGAAATCTCGTGACAACACCCTTTGCGTGCTGAAAATCATCTGGGAGCAACGAATGAATATAGAATCGTGGGCTTATAGGAATCTCAACAACATTCATCCTACTCCATCAGGTGATGATTTGATTACCGACTGCCCATTCTGCGAAGCCAGAGTTGGCAAGTATGGTCCAAGCCATCACCTGTCGATTTCGTTGACCAAACCAGTCTGTCATTGCTACCGATGTGACTATGCTGCATCGTGGATTAAGCTAGTAATGGATGTGGAAGGATGTGACTACAGTGATGCTTTGGAATTGATTCACTCAGCTGCCATAATGCCACTATACCAACTTCTACAAAAGAGCAAATCGCCTGGAACTGTGATGTGGATGCCTGAGTGGTTTATGACAATCCAACAAGCCTTGGACATGGATGGCCTTACCCATCGACTGGCTATCCAGGCATACAAATATGCCCAGTTGCGTATAGGGAATTTGGAAAACTGGAAGAGATATTTGGAGCAGTGGGGAATATGGAATAGCGCCAAGGGATGGGGTAGACTGGTGATGCCGGTGGAGCGTGGCTGGTGGCAATATCGCCACATCCACAATGGAGTCAAACCAAAGTATGTATCCTGTCCAGCACCCAAGAATGATCGAGTGTACAATTACCCTGCACTTAACAGATCTACAGTATATATATGTGAAGGCATAATATCTGCCATACACGTTGGCCAAGATGCCATAGCTCTGTGCGGAAAGACGGCTACTCCACAACAGCTGGAGCGTATTGGGAATTCTGTAGTCAAACAATTCATAATCTGTGTAGAACCAGATGCTGTGGAAGCTGCCAGGAAATTAGCTGAGCAACTACATAGATACAACAAGTCTGTCATACTGCGTATATACTCTGATGGGGATCCAGCATCTAGTCATACATATACGGACTATCCGATGGATTCCAAGATGTCCCACATACGTTCCATATTGACTATGTGAGAAATGGGGCAGGCTAGGGTAGCACCCGAAAAGTGGTTCCTCCTGCCACCTGCCTGTCCCATAATATATCCAGGAGGAGGCATCATATTCTTCACTCATAGTGTAATGGGATAGGCTAGGGCTGTATACCCCGAAAAGTGGTTTCCCTTGGCCGCCTGCCTATCCCACAAATATCAAGGGTAACACTTGAGGGAGTGTATAATGTCTGAGAAACAAGCGTGGATAAAGGTAGGTGTAATGTTGAGTCGTGGTGAATCCTCACCGCTACAGCATTGGACAGGTTCTATGGCCAAGGTATTCCTGGCTGTAGCCTGCCGATTGAACGATGAGCAAGAATGTTGGCCAGGTATTCCAACAATCAGTAAGGATACTGGCTTGAATAGAACTACTGTGGAAAGGGCCATCAGTAAGTTGGAAGAGGATGGCGTCCTGGAAGTTGATCGCAAGATTGGTGAGGTTAACATATACCACATGCTAAACTGGGCCACTTATGGCAATTCCACACCAGGTAAGAAAAAGCACGGGGTACTACCCCCGAAAATACGCGGGGTACCACACTGGAAAAAGCACCCCTAAAGAGAACCATAAAAGAGAACCATAAATAAAAGAGAACCATAAATAAAAGAGAACCCTAAAGGCCACACTGGAAAAAGCACGGGGTGTAGCAGCAAAGAACGCTGCTACAGCAGACGCAAAGAACGCGTCTGCTAAAAGCCTTTCTCATTCTGCAGAATTGGAATTCTATGTAGCAGGATGGAAATCAAATATTTATCCCAGGAAATCTCTAAGTACACGGTATTGTATACAGAAAAGTCTTGTAATTGGCCAAAAGTTTTAAGGTTGGAAATTGGAATATGTTGGAATTCTTAAGGTAAAACGCTTGACTTTTCATTGAAAATCGCTTATACTATATATGAAAGTAGAGTAGATTAAAAAACGAATAGCTAAGGCAAAGCCACCCGATGACTCGCCCCAAGTGGGAATAATCCTAGAAGCCGCAAGTAAACCGAGAATGGCGGGAGCCAAGCTAAATCTAATCCATAAAACGGTCTGACAAAACAGGCCTTAGCGTAAAATCCTCCCAATGTGGTAACAGCCCAGATGCGGGCTATATGCGTAACGCAGGGCAGGAATGGCTGACAGGAGAGTTAGCCAGGGATGAGTTGGGATACCAGGACTTGGCTGTATGGCCCAGAGGAAACCGAAACTCACGCTAGTCAATGAGACAAAAACAATCGAAACAGCCGCAAGGCTGTCTAGCTGAGATGGCTACTTGGCTACTGATGAGATAAGCCATAATTCAAGGAGGTTTGTGATGGTTAGGAGCAAAGTGATTACTCTGGTGTTTAGTGAGTGTGAGCACGAAGGAGACATACACAACTACGCACAGGACGTGAGGTCGGCTGGGGGCAAAGTGGTTGGGTCGAAGATGTGTCAGTATAGCTATGAGCAATGTGAAATTCGTGTTGAGGTGGTTGACAAAGCCAAGTTCTTTGAGAAGTTCAAGAAAACGAACGCGTTTGAAATGTCTCAGTACGGATATTAGAATATTGACAGAGGAGGCAGCTAGATTAGGAGGTTCGTGATGGCTAGGAGATCAGAAGCAAAGATTCTTGCGGATATGGAGATTTGCAGAAAAGAGTTTGTTGATGAGTTGGCAATATCGCCATCGGATGACGTGTTGAGACGGTATGTGCGCGGGTTGTTGACGCAACAGCAGGTCATTGAGTTGTGCGCAAGTTCTGAGGAGGATACGGATGCCCAGATTGAAGGGTAATCGTTGTGAGATGGGCCAAGGTGGGACCAAACGTGACGATTGGTTATTGAGGGTGCTACCTAATGGCAGGTGGATTCGTGTAACATTCTCCAGCTGGGCAGACAACTTTGTGATGGAGAACATCCTCAAGTCTATAGTGGAGAAGCCGCATTGGCACGAGATGGCTAAGTACATCCAGGACCATCCCAATGTACGCACGATGAGTGCGGGCCAGTTTTGGGCTAGATATGGAGGCAAGTGATGAATGTGATAGAGTTTCCAGCAGATGATGATGTTGAGTACGCGGATGAGATCATTGGATATGCAGAGGATGAGGTCTTTGAATATTTGGACGATTTGCGGGAGTCAGGAGTCACCAATATGTTTGGTGCGGGTTCATACGTCCAGGGGGAATTCAACGTGTCTGAGAAGGAAGCACGTACGCTTTTGGCCAAGTGGATGAAGACTTTTTCTGAGCGTCATCCAAAGTAGTGTGATAGGCAGAGGATAGGGTTTGTCCTCTGCTGGATGCTTGTGAGGTATCAGGATAGTTCCTGCGCCGGGCAGTGTGAGGGGTTCGACTCCCCTGCAAGCATCCAGTAGTGGATAAACTTAGAGTAGCACACAAAGGAGAAATGAAATGAGACTCGCAACGCTGGATCGAGAGTGGAAGAAATTGTATCCAACTGGCGCGATAGTTCGTGATGATACAGGTTTTCTTGTTTGGTTCAAAACTGGGCATCGTGGTTATCATTACTCTGAGCGCACAGTCTATGCACTAGCAGAGCGGTTAGATATGATACCGCAATACGATGTGATGGAAACTGTGCATATGATTGTGGACGTTTTGCGGTCTGGCAGCGACATTGTAACTATTGCTGGACAGAGTGATAACATCAGACATTATTGCCATGATCGCGATTTCACGTTTGATGAGGAAATCGCGGGAGAAGACGAATTTGGCCGCGCTTTGGGGCGGTATTTCTTGATAGATTCAGCACAAGCGAGTCTGTGGTCGTGTACGGGATAATGTAAACGCTGCACACAAAGGAGAAATGAGATGACTGACAAGGTTCTGACAGGATATGGTTGGTATAGGCTATACCAATCCATACAAACCAATATATCCAGAGACTATCTGGACGGTGAGAAGGTCTGGAACGAGTGGGCAGGCTTGAGAGAATGCCTGCAAAACGCCATGGATGAGGCTGATTATATGGCCCAGACGCACGGTGGTGACCCAACTGATTACGTCAAGGTAGACAAGCGCACCAAGCACATAGTCATACGGGACCAAGGGCGTGGCTGTGACTTTGAGAATATCTTGCTCCTTGGCAAGAGTGGTAAGCGTGGTCTTGGCTACCGTGGCGAAAAAGGTGAAGGCCAGTTGATGGCCTTCCTGGTATTTGCCAAACTGGAAATCTCTATAGAGATGATGAGTCAAGACTGGATGGTGCGTGCGCGGTTTGGTAAGTACAATGGCGGCACCAATGATGTACTGGTTTTGGATGTATATCGCCAGAAGGATCCAGATAATCCAAAACGGCTGCAGGGTGGTACGGTGTGGAGAATTGGCCGCACATCCACCTTGGATTATTATATGAACAATCTGGCGGACTATTTTCCAGATATTCGTAAGTCTGCCAAGCGCCAACGTCAGGCAGCAGACCGCAGGCGTGATGAGACTATGCGTCAACAAGAGCGTAAAGCTGATCGTGCCAAGAATACAGAGCGTAAACGCAAGTCCACTTCCTCATCCAAGACGGTGTTCTTGCCCAGACCTGGAAAACCGTGTAGGCTGTATTTACGTGGCATCTGGGTGAGGGATCTGACGGCTGAGAGTGGAATGCCTGCACTGTTCTCGTATAACTTGGAGGATGTGGACATCAATCGCGATAGGGATATGGTTGATTCCTACCAGCTGCGTGAGAATGTTGGTGCGGCATTGATGTCTTCTGATATGACGCGCATGATGATGGAATACTACTGGAAATACGCAGTGGACAGCGAGTTGTCGTTGTCTATGGAATACAATGCGCGCATTATGGTGTCTGACAATATTGTCGCCACCAAATGGAAACGTGCGTTCTACCGTGTATATGGTGAACAGGCATGTATACACACCAATAGCTATGCAGCAACTGATGCCACAGCTTCTGGTTGGGAAGTGGTCAATCTGAATTCCGTTAGCAAGGCATTTGCTGAGCGGTTGGGCATCAAGACTGACCGGCAAGCTTCTGGATTTGGCGATGAGGATTTCACAATCGTTGAGGCTACTTCCAGGGAACGGAAAATTATTCGCACCTGTGGAGAAATCTGTGCAGAGCTGGATGTGCCAACTACAGTAGTGCATATAGTTGGCAAGGTGATGGGAAATAAGACAGTGTGCGGATTCTACAAAGACAATCGGGTGTACATCCTTCGTAGTGTGTTCAAGCGCGGAGGTCTGGCTGTCCTGAAAGTGATGCTTCACGAGCTGGGCCACTACAATACTGGTGAGACGGATTTTACCAGGGGATTCACTGACTGGTTTCTGTTAAACTGGTTGGCTGTGGCACAGATGGATGCTGCCAAGATTGAGAAACTGCAAGCGTTGTTGGCTGAGTTACAATGAGTCGAAACGGCTGGTCAACCAGCCGTCTAGCCAAGATGGCTACTTGGTTACTGATGAGATAAGCCAAAATTCAAAGGAGGTTTGTAATGTTGGAGCGTGGGTTCGTTGACAAAAGGCGTAATGAAATGTACTCGATGACTGTGGAGGATGCTGAGGACATCCGTGTGGAGATGGCCAATCTTCGAGGGCAGTTGGAGAATCTGGCCGATGACCGTGCTGACCTGAAGGTGAAGGGTGCGGAGCGTGGCAAATACACTCATATGATGATCACAAAGTCAAAGCGGGTGGGGGAAATGAATATTAGGCTGAAAGATGCTCCACCTGCACCGTTGGATCCAGCTAGGCTAGTGGATGAAATTCAGAGATGGATAGATGGACATCAGCGGGCGTATGAGCAGTGCACAATTGAATTCAAAGAGCATCTGGCCAAAGGTGGTTCCTGGGCATATGAACTGGGATGGCGTGCAGATGCAATCGTCAAATCCGAATGGCGCGCTGAACACTCTGCAAAAATCTATGATGTAGTGATTGGTAAAGTGGATGAGGCCACAGATTTGGAGTTTGTCGATGTTTGGATGTATGTCGTTGAGGAATACTATTGGGATCTGGTTGAGACGCATATGCGTGCCTATGAGCCCCAGATGTCTAGCACGTCTATGATGCACAACTTCATAGCTTTGCAGGAACATTTGGCCAGGGCCAGATTTATTGAGGAACTTGAGCGGCAGATGATATTTTGGATGCATATGTATCAAGGTGTAAGATCGTGGGCTGAGTTACAATGAGTCGAAACGGCTGGTCAACCAGCCGTCTGGGTAGGATGGCAACCTACTCACTGAAGTGACAAGCCAAAATCAGGCCAGCCAGGAGCCTATAATTCCTGCTAGAGGAGATATAACGTGACTTTTGATGACTTTGTGATGGATGAGCACGAGAGGGCCTGGGCGCGTAGTGAGCATGTCACCAAGGATGAATCAAAAGAACTTGCTATTGACGCAATCTTGGAAGGCTATCGCGATGAACGGGATGCGCGCGACGATCTCGAAGGCATGCGCGAGGCTGGTAACATCAGGTTCACCCTGATAGGCTACGAAGTCAACGCCGCGATACTGGCGCGCGCAATCGAAGAACGGTGGGGCTAGGTTAGATCACGACAACAAAGGAGGTTACTGACTTCGATTAGCATTCACCAGGCCAGCCGGGCAGCCAGGCACAAGCCGAATGCCGGCTAGAAAGAGAGTATGATGACAAAGAACTACACAGGGGTTGGCAGGCCACCTGGACAGGTCAACTGTCAGTATATGCCTACTGCGGACGCTGGGTCACGCTGCCGTCTGGCAGCCAGGGTACGCATAGCGGTGCAACTTGGGGAGGGTGATGTGGTGGTGTCTATAGTGCGATGTTGGAAGCATTATGTAGCACTAGAGAATGCCGCACGCAAGCCGTCATCCACGATTACAGTCATAAGTGCAGAGGAGATATGATAAAGATGGATAAAACACATTCGTTTGTGGCTATCTCACCAGCGGATGGCAAAGTGAAACAGTTTCATTGGATTGGTTACCAAGAAGGCTTCGATGATGTTCCAGGTATTGATCTATGGAATGATGAAGATGGATATACATTTTCAACATCTGAGATAATCAAAGCCAATGCGAGCAAGAAATGATGGATGGACTGTGGCGTGGTATGCCAGTGACTATTAAGCGCAAGATGCGTGGCTGGGTTGTGATAACGTTTGACAAATCCTGTGTGCAGTTCAAGGCAGGTCAGACAGTTTGCTTGACTGATGCCAACATCATTACCCGTACACCGGTGATCAAACGTCATCCCGTATTGGTTGCGGGCACAAGAAAAGCCATCTAGTAACAAGTTTACTATATAGAGACGGAGGAAAGAATGGCTGAACCAGCAATGTCTGTTGAAGAGTTGTATGATAAACTCAACAAATACATCCACTGGCTCGCTGCCAAGAAAGCTACAGATCACGTTCTGATGGAGCGTGAGGAGTTGGAAGGCGAGCTATATGAACAATTGGTATATGGGTGGATGTACTACCGTGATCGTGGCCTAACTGTTGGGGAGCTTCTAGCGGTTATAAAGCAGATGCTAAACAACCGGATTAGTGAGTTGAAGTACAGGTTTTACTTGACTCATCGTAGTGCAGAGAAGGAAATGATGGATCTGGATGATTTGGAGTGTGATGGTCCACCAGATCCAGAACATATTGTAGAGCACATGCTCAGATTCTCTGGCTTTTTGGATACGTTGGAATGTGGTGAACGGACTATAGTAGACGCGATTCTTTGGCCAGACAAGAGGATGTGTGATCAGGTGCGTTTGCGAACATTTAGGCGTTCGTATGTGTATGATGTGCCAAGCATAACAATTGACTGGAAATTAGTAGCGGATGCGCTCCACATTCAGTATGCCGAAGCACGACAGGCGTGGAGTAGCGTTAAGAGGAAATGGAGGAATTATGACAAACCGTGAAATCGGCAAACGTTTTGGGAAGCGCGTTCTACTGGACATAGCTGAAGAGCTGGGGATATCCGCCAAACTGGACACGCACGTGTACGATCTGTGTGATATGCTGTTGGACAATCTGCGTGGCGGTTTGCCAGAGGATGAGGTCAGCGAAGAGCTATGGGATTTGATGGTGGCAGCTGATTTTATAGATGAGGATGGGAATGAACTGCTAAGTGGCGTTGATAATCCTCAAGATGAGCAGGAGGAAAGTGATGAAGTAGATGAGAAGTTACCAAAGTGTTATGGGTTGGCCGATGATGCAGATCCAGCCTGTAAGCGCTGCGCATTGCGTAAGCAATGTGTAGCAGTGCGGGATGCAAACAGGCCATCGTGTTTCGGTTTGTTGTATGACGCTAACGACAACGACTGTAAAATGTGCATCCATTGGATGAAATGTGAGGATGCCACAACAAAACAAGGAGAATCAAATGACGAAGCGAAGAGTGCGTAAAGTGACGCGGCGTAAGCCCACCACGGTTCCTGAGGTTGAGCAGGAAAGCATTGATATTGAGGAACCAGAAGTTGTTGAGGAACCAGAAGTTGTTGAGGAACCAGAAGTTGTTGAGGAAAAGCCTGTCAGACGGCAGCGGCGCAAGAAAGTGGCTCCAGATGCGTTGCCTGTCAAACGTGTTCGAACAAGGAAGCCTGCTATGACTGAGGAAGTCACTGAGGAAAAACCTGGTGCGGTGGAGTTGCCTTCAGTCTTGGAGTTCACGGACTTGTTTGGGCTGGTTGACCAGGCGCTTCTAGCAGGTCGGGCATTGACAATCCGCAAGAAAGGTCACGCATATGTGGTGGCCTATGCTGATGCGGATAGCGTGTCAGAAGAAGTTGTAGTGGTTCCAGCAAAGCCGCAACGTTTGATGAGTACTGCAGAGATGGAGGCTGTAGCTCAGACCAAGGAATATATAGAATTTCATGAGTACTGGCCGACACTGACCTTCGAGGAGAAGGTGGCGGAGGCCAAGGATGCCAAGGTGACTTGGGAGGAACATGACAATGAATTGGTAAACAACATGCGCTTGACCCTGGCATATCAGAAGAGCAAGGGAATCACGAAGTGGAAGCCAGAGTACAAGTCTAAGGCAGCACGCGACGCGCTGATCCACGGGCCAACGGAGTAGTGCTGTATGAGCTGAATATGTATGGGGTAAAGATGAGTTGCCACCGGATGAAATGACAATCCACCATCCCAGGCACCATCTTTACCCCATCATTTTTCATTTCTATTGGGGTTATTCTATGTTGATTGGCATCTATGGCACTCATTGTACGGGTAAGACCACCTATTTGGAATCATTGGATATTCCTGGCATTCGTAAAGTGTTTGGTGATATGTTGACACCAAACTATGACAATATTCCAGAATTTCCTGCTTTATATGATGTATACAGGACATTGCCTGGTAAACAAGAACTAATACGATATATGGTATGTGACAGAGAAACGCTTTGGATAGCGGAAGGTATGAGATTCTGGGGAAGCATATTTCATCATATCAAGCACGTTCCATTGGAAATGGGTGGTGGGTTGTTTATGATAATAATCACTACCACAGCCGAATATATGGAGCAGGCATTACGTAAGCGTGCTGTTTTGAGTCATCGTATATATGCTGAAAAGTATTGGACTCCACATAAGTTGGAGTATGAATCGTCCACACGCTTAATACGTGCTGCCGCTATGCATTTGGATCCGAAGGATTGGATTGAACTACCCTTTGATGACTTTGGATGGAGATCACAGGCAGATTTGATAATCCACATGTTTGTAGAGGATATATCATTGTGGTATCCAACAGCGTGTACTTAGAGGTTTTAGTGGGAAATTCAAAATGAAAGTGGTTCAAATCAAAGGCAGCAATGGATCTGGAAAGTCTACTATTCCCCTGCAGATGGTAGCGGCTAGTTGTGATATAGAAGTGGAGCAGTGGAATACGGTGCTGCACGATTTTGGGTGGGTGTTGGTGGGGCACTATGATTTGAGCACGCGAACCAGTAATGGTTGTGATAAGTTGCCTGGTGGTAGTAATGTGGCCAATGTCAAGTTAGCTATCATGGATGCTATTGATAATCATCCAGATTGTGATGTGCTGTTTGAAGGTATGATGATCTCCACCATCAAATCCACATTCTATAATTTCCTATTGGAGTTGGAGGTATCACATCGTATCAAACCGATGTTTGTGATATTGAAGGCATCGGTGGACGGGTGTCTAAGACGGATAAGGAATAGGAAGTCATCCAAGCCACGTGGAATTAATGTTGACAATATCACACATAAATGTGAAAGCATAGTTCGACATGCCGAGAGCTATAACCAAACGTATGTGCGCTGGATTGATGTGGATAGTGTCACCAGGGATGATATGTTGTATGAATTCCTATCAGCTGTTGGCAATCTTGAGTCATATATGGATGTGGTACGGTTGTCCAACAGAGAAGTCAAAGTGTGGGCGGCTGTGGTGGGAATAGAGTATGAGAACAATGTACGAGCCAGGAATGAATTGGCAGCCTTAGTGCCTGATATAGAGATTACATCCAGATCTGAGATATTGGAACCATCCGAGTGGGGGCCATGGGCAGACGTTAGCGACAAAGTTGGATCTGATATAACCAATTGCAGAGTGTATGATTGGAATGTGGGCTACAAGACTAGTACTGGAAATATTCTAAGTCTGCTGGTTCATATGCACGTTCTGAAACGTGGCGATGTACCGTTGTTGACGGAGTGGGAACAGGCCACGGCGTGTGGTACGTGCAAGGGTATGAACGGCGGTTGCCCAGGGTGCGCACCTAGGTTTGATGCCATTAGGCCATCCTTGGATACGCTGGCAATCATTACTGTGTCCGTGGATATGGCTTGGGCGATTGAGTATTCCGGTAACCGCAACACATATATGCGTGGGTCTTGCACAGATTCTATTACCAGCTGGTACGTAATGCGTTTACTGAAACACTTTGATAATAGATATGTGATAGGGCTTGGCAACTGTCCCGTGTGCGTGCATCGCACAGGTGGATGTGATGTAATAAAAGGTCTGCCTTGCAGGTATCCAAAACAACGCATCTATTCGATGGAAGCGGTTGGGGTGGACTGTGATATGTTGAATTCTATTCTATATGGCGAGTGGTTGCCTTGGTTTTACTATCATCGTGGCATAAATGACATACCACGATATATGATACGGTATGCTGGCGTCTTGATGGATAAATATAGTGCGCTTGTGTGGGATGTGATGAATGCAACAACCAAGGCTGATTTAAGTTATGTTCCAATGTGGGAGGTGCCAGATTTGCCCAAATACAAGCTTGGCATGACCAAGGTGCCAACTGGGCCACATAAAGGATGCAATCAGTATGTATACGTGGATAATGGAGTGAAAATTGATTAACCTTGAGGAAATGATTGCGCAAGTGTCTGATGACATGCCGCAGTTTGCCATGACTATGTGTGCGGATGCAAGTGACGATCCATACCCTATTCCGATGGTGAAACTGGCTTCGTTGCTGTTGGTATATCACATGCATAAGGATTCTCAGTATGGACGTAGCTGGGCCAAGCGTGGTGAGGCTGGAGTATATCACAATGTAATGAGGAAGTCTGACCGGTATGGCCAGTTGGCTGATAGACTTGAGAAGCTTGATGGCATTGCCAAAGTGGTAATGTCTGGTCACAGGTTGGCTACTGATGAGATACATTTGGCGTTTGTGGATCTGTTGGTAGACATATCGTTGTATTGTCTGATGTGGCTGGATTGGATAGCTGCTGAGAGACCGGAGGATGTGGAGAGATGGGTGGAAGAGGTATGGTCCAATGTTACAGGCATAGATGTGGCTGAGATAATGGAGTTCTTGCGGTGATGCTACTCCACTTTGCAGATGTCCATCTGGGCCAGACGAACTTTGGGCATTTGGACACGGCTACAGGGTTGCATTCCAGGATACTGGACTATTTGGATGCTCTGGACTGTGTGGTTGAAGCTGCCCAAAAATACCAGCCAGATTTGATAATCTTTGCTGGGGATGCGTTCAGAACAAGATCTCCTGTGCCAACGTTGGTGACTCCATTTGCGGAGCGGATGATACAACTAGCTGACGTGGCACCGATGGTAATGGTTGTGGGGAACCATGATCGGTTGAAATCTGGCAAGGGGCGGGCGCATTCCATAGATGTGATGTCTCATCTGGGTGCCAAGCACGACATAATAGTGGAATCTGAAATAGCTGGTCACTTGATTGGTGAGGCATATGTGGTGACGCTGCCTTGGTTTTATGACAAAGACTTGACCGATGTGTATGATGCCATCAACAAAGTGCTGGGTGATTCACCGGATGACAATACACCTTGCATATTGGCAGCACACGTGGGTGTTCCTGGATTACGCTTGAATGATGGGTATGTATATAGAGAGGAACCAGGAAATGACCTTTGCGTGCCATCAGACTTGTTCAATGTATTTGATTACTCAGCTTTGGGTCATATTCATGGGCGCCAATGTGTAGTTGATAATCCACCTGCCGTCTATTGTGGCTCCTTGGAGCGCATAGACTGGGGTGAGCGTGGTGGGTCAAAGGGCTTTGTATTGGCGGACGTGAATATAGACAATACGTCTTGGGAATTTGTGGATGTGCCCGTCAGAGATATGGTGGACATCCAAATAGAGTGGGATGAGATATATGCGCTGGATGAGTATGATGTAGAGGATGCCATAGTGCGTGTATGCGTCCACACGGATGGTATAATTCCCAGGGCCACGGTGGCTGAGACTGTACGGGAGACCATCAACCGCAATTACTATCTGTTGGACAGGATAGACGTATTGGAGCCAGTGGTGGCACGATCACCGAGGGTGGCAGGTATTGACAATCTGGATCCACTGGAATTGTTGGATATATGGTTCCAAGAGCAGCATCCCAACGATGAGGCCAGGGTGGATGAGCTGTACTTTGCTGCTGAGGAGCTGGTGGATTCTGTGGAAAAGGAGACGTAAAATGACAAAGCAACAGACTTTGTATGCCGAGCTAACTGCATTGCTGGTGGAGGCGAAGAGTCTGAAACAACAGGCAGTGGAGTTGATGGATCAAACCGGCTTGTTGTTTCAGGCACTTATTTCCGAAAGAAGAAGCATAGGAATAGAGCACATTAACCTTGAAAAGGCCGATAAAGGAGATTTGAAATGAAATCGAGATTGGTTAGTTTGGCTTTGATAATCTGTGTACTGTGCGTGGGTTGCGCGGTAAGCCTGGCGCAGGAGGATGACGACTATTTGGTATATCTGCCGGTGGTGCAGAGCTACAAGACACCTACCCCCACACCGATTCCGACTGTAACACCGATTCCAACGGTGAGGCCAACGGCAACACCTAAGCCAACTGCCACACCAGCACCACAATGGATACGCTTTTTGAATTACCCATACACGACCAGAATGAAGGGGCTTCGGACAGGAACCACATGGAGAGCTGCCTTGGTGGATAACATGGGGCATACACACCACGCAACGGGCGTATTCCTACTTGTGTTTATGGACGTCATCAATTGTGGTATGCACAGTGATACTATAAGCACATATACTTTCGATGTTGGTCGTTGTAGCGGTGGGCCACATTTCGACATGGCAGGCTATCGCACGCAATATGCGGCGAGTGATGAGTATGGTCTTGTAGGGATTTATGATGGCTTGCAACCGCAATTTACATATCGTATGGTTTTTGTATTCGATGTACCAACAAGGGATTGCTACCAGCTATGGCCAGAGAAGCGTTGGTGATTGACAATATGAACGCACTATGGCCATTGTTGTTGATACCGTCGTTGTTGGGTCATGGAGTTGCCACCTATTACACCTTTGATGATTACGGTGGCGGGCCACTATATTGTGCTGGTCAGGCAGGCTATCCGGTGGATATGGTATATGATACTAGGTCTATTGGTAAATACAACTGGGTGGCGGTGGACGTGGAGGCATACCAGTCAGGTAAGGTAAAGTGTGGAGACACTCTGCGTGTGACGTTTGACAATAATACTACCTTAGAGGTGTTGGCCTTGGATGCTGGGCCATTTGGAAAGTATCATATCCAAGACTGGCCCGACTTACCTATCTTGGTGGACTTTGCAGAACATTGTTGGCCGCTAGATGTGTGGTCTGCTGTAGTGGATGTGGAGGTTGTAGATGGAACCAGATTGCAAGAAGTGCGGTCTGTTGGAGCTGTCCAATGGTCCAGTGCCGGACGATGGCGGTGACTATACAATCCTGGCAGTTGGGGAGGCGCCAGGTGACGAAGAGGATAAACAGGGCAAGCCATTTGTGGGTAGGTCTGGTAAGCTACTGCGCACTGCGTTAGAGTCGTTTGGCTTTCCACCTATTACATATACCAACATAGTCAGGTGTCATCCCCCAGGCAACAAGATAAAGCCTAAATACATTAAATGCTGCTACCAGTCGTTGCCCATCAAATCCAATACGAAGATGGTACTTCTGTTTGGCAACACGCCATTGAAGGCGGTACTTGGAGAATCTGGCATCACTTCCTGGAATGGGGTGGTAGTGGAGCGTGACGGGGTAATATACGTGCCACTGTTCCATCCGGCTTACATTCTGCGCAACCAATCAGCCACAAATACGTGGTTGCAAGGAATAGAGGAAGCTTGGAACGCTTGGAGTAGTGGAGTTGCTCCATCAGCAGACCAAGAATATGACTACGAATTCGTATATTCCAAGCCAGGAATATATCATATGTGTGTGGCCTTGATGGCATCCCCTGTCATAGCGTTTGATACAGAAGTGAATTCATTGGATGCTTTTGACAATAATCAGCGCTTGTTGGTTATGTCATTTGCCACAGCAGATACAGCCTGGGCAGTGCCTGTGGATCATCCAGGTGATTTGGCACCTTTATCCGACGGTGCCTTGGATATGATGTGTAATGTTCTAGAATCTCATCCTCACATCATTGGTCACAACATCAAATTCGACCAGATGCAATGCAAAGCCTTGTTGGACGTTGAGTTTGATGCCCAAGGCGATTCGATGTTGGCGTCATTTCTATATGAATCCAAGACTGGCTTACATGGTTTGAAACGGCTGGCAGGGTACTATCTGGGGATGTTCGAGTACGACAAAGAGCTCAAGAGTTACGTAGCCAAGAGTGACAAGATCAACTATTCTCAGGTTCCACTAGATGTCCTGTTGCCATACGCTGCCAAGGACGCGGCAGCCACATTTCAGCTAGAGAAATTGTTGTATAGTAAACTGACTTCCAAGCAGCAAGTCTTGTATGATGAGCTATTTGTGCCTGCATCAAACACTATTGCGCGGATGCAGTGCAATGGCTTGGCAGTGGATTACTATATGGCAGAGCGGTACAGGCGCGTGTATACTGCTGAGATGATGGACACTGTGGAGGCTATTGACAATAATCCAATGGTCAAAGGCTATGTGGAATGCCGACATAAAGCTTCCAAGAAATTCAAATTCAATCCTGGAAGCTGGCAGCAGAAAGCTTGGGTGCTATACGGTGGTAAATATTGCAAGTGGGCCAAATCTGCTGAGTGGCGCAAGGATGCACTTCAGTACTCGTATAATCTCAAACCGCAAGGTTTTTCGGATTCTGGAAATCCGTCCACCAAACGCGAATTCTTGGAAATCTACAAGGATAAGTGCCCACTGGTGGCGGATTTGATAATGTATGGAATGTACCAAAAGATGTTGGGTACATACATAACACCTACAGCCACTGGTGTATACGCATCCTCTTCAGATGGACGTATAAGGTCATCGTTTGGTCAACATACTGTGGTGACGGGCAGGCTGTCATCTAGTAATCCCAATCTACAGAACATTCCAGTGCCAGAGAAGGAGCCAGGCACGATGATGGAATGTTTGCCGATCAAGAATATGTTTACCCATACGTGGTCTAACAAAAATGGTGAGGAATACGAGTATGTTCCAGGTATCCCAACAGACTGGAGGTGGTTTGACAATCTGGAGTTGGATGTGAATGACGGCTATGTGATGTCTGTGGATTACAGCGGTATGGAACTGCGGGTGTTTGCTAGTCTAGCCAGATGTGAGGCTATGTTGGAAATCCATCGTAGTGGCAGGGATTTCCATACAATGGTTGGGGCTATGGTGAGCGGTAAGCCCTATGACCAGATCACAAAACCAGAGAGGTATAGATATAAATGGACCAATTGGACTATGCTCTATGGTGGTTCAGAGTATACGCTAGAGCGGCTATATGACATTCCATTGAAGGAGGGAAAGCTCATAAAAGAACAGTACTACACAGCATTCCCAGAGGTGCTGGAATTCCAGAAGGAATGTGTGCGCTTTGCGCGTAAGAATGGCTACATTGAAACGCCATTTGGAAACAGGCGGCCATTATCGGATATAGATGCACCAGAGCAATCCAGGCGCAAGCATGCTGAGCGTGAGGCAGCCAACACGCCTGTGCAGGGCGCAGCCGGTTTGATTACGGTGATGGCCCTGGTAATCATTGACAATCTGATGCTGGAGCGGGGTTGGCATACTAAGATAGTGAACACTGTGCATGACTCTATAGTGTTTGATGTGTATCCTGGTGAATTGCTAGATGTAGCTGGGCTGTGCGTGGATGTAATGGAGAATGTGGTGAAGTATGGTGCTGAGTGGATGCCAAACATCGACATGAGTTGGCTAATCTGTCCGTTGAACGCGGATGTAGACGTTGGCAGCCATTATGGAGCTATGGAAAAGCTAAATTTGGCTGGTGAAGTACATATACCATTCTGAAAAGGAGAATGACAATGGATTACACATTTCCAGATAAAGAGGAATTAACAGAGGAGGAGGGACAACAGAAGATAGATATGTTGCGTAAAGCTATCCGGGAGGAGGAAAGTGAGAAATTGCGTGCATCGTTACGCTCATACAAGGATGATGTTGTAAACGCAAAGCCACCTTTGACAACAAGAGTAATAAATGCTGTCAAAGAAATTAGATACTATTTGAATATGATTGGTGCTAATGAAGCGGAAGTGTTTGAATTGGGAAATTTGTATATACGTTTTGGGAGAGCTGTGAAAGTATACCCTGTTGAAGAGCAGGATCGTGAATTGGAAAGACTAGAGAAAGGATGGCCATAAAATGTTAAATCTTGATGTAAATGTGAAAGTAGCTGACAAGGATCTGTCAGTTAAGGAATTGTTGGAGGTGGATCAGGCTGATCTACCTAATGAGTTCGCAGCGCAGGCGGCTAGGTACGCATACTTTGCCACCATGACATCGTCAGCGGAGTTGGCCTGGTTGGATTGTGTACGGCAACGTAAAGAGTCTGAGGCCAGTGCCTATATGTTCTACAAGAATGACAAAGAATCCATCCCTGATGGCAGCCGATCTGTGAGTGATGGGACTGCTGCCAAGCTAGTGGATATAGATGAGGAGGTGAGCGTTGCGCGTGAGGAAGAGGATGTAGCATTGCACAAGTTTCACACGCTTCGAGATTTATCCAGAGCATTTGAACAGCGTGCCAGTATGCTACAATCTATGGGTGCACAGCTGCGCCACGAGTATGATATGACTGATATGGAAAGTGGAAGACGTGGTTAGCAGCAAGTTTACTATAGTAGTGGATTGATAATCTGATAGGGAGGATATGCACAATGGCAGACAGGAAAGATCGACAAGAGCTGTTGGACGTGATACGCAAGAAGCTGGCAGCAGAGTCCTTTGGCGGAGGTGGAAACTATTGGAAAGCCAAGGCAGGTAGAAATGTAATTCGCATCCTGCCAGGTGTTGGTGAGATGGGTGACTTTTTCTGGCAGGATGTTGGTGCGCACTATGTGAAATCCAGGAATAGGCCATTTACGTGTAGGCAGTTCACTATTGGCGAGCCTTGTCCCATCTGTGAGCTGGTCAATGATTTGTACAATGCCGGTGATGCCGACAGCAAGGAGTTGGCGTCGCAGCTGCTTCGTCGCAAGAGTTATTGGATGAACATCATCGACCGTTCCAATGAGGAAGCTGGGCCACAGATTTACACTCCGGGTGCGATGGTGTTCAAGGCAGTGGCAGGCTTGGTGGGTGATCCAGATTATGGCGACATATACGACGAGTATGATGGAATGGACATCATTGTAACTCGCACTGGGACTGGCCTGGAAACCAGATATGACGTCAACGCCAGACCCAAGCGTACACCGTTGGCCTGTATAGTTGATAATCGTGGGCGTGAAACGGGTGAGCCTGATGAGGATCTGCTGGATAAGTGGTTGGAAGCGGCAGTTGATTTGACCCCGATGGAGCTGAGCGATGACCCATCTGAAGATGTGGATGCCGGTGCAGATGTGGTAGTTACTGTACTGCCATATGACCGGCTGAATCAGGAGTTTGCACAGCTTGATACTTCTGGCAGTGATGAAAAGGATGTCCCATTCCCAGACGATGAGGGTGACATCCGTGATGTAATTCGCAAGAAGCGCGGCAGCAGGCGGTCAAGGCGTAGCCAGTCATGAAATACCAGCTAGAGGAACTGTCCATCGAGTTATCTAATAGATGTCTGTTGAAATGCTTGCATTGCTCATCTGGTTCCAACAAGACGTTCCTTCCAGATGAGTTGACCATGGATGAGATATTTAGGCTGATCCGGGAGGCCAGAGATTTGGGCGCGACAGTTCTCAGTCTGTCTGGTGGTGATCCCATCCTTGTGAAAAATGTCTATGACGTAGTGGATTATGCTATCAGATATGGATTTGAGAGGGTGTTGTTCTATACCACTGGTATTCATGCACAGTTTAAGCCTATTTCCTGGCAGGATATGTTTGCTGGGCATTGGTCTAATATTGATGTTGGATGTAATGGGATGTATGATGGCTATCTCAATGTATTCAAGCACATTCCTGGTGCGATGGACAAATTGACGTTCATATACTCATTGGAGAGCCACCTGCGTACTGTAAATGACTATTTGATGGGCACTCCTGGAGCATATGACGCCATCGTGTGGGGTATTGGCAACACCATCAGAGCTGGATTCAAGGTGGAAGTACATATGGTTCCGATGTTACCTAATTGGCATCATGTGGCAAATATGTATGGCATGTGTTCGGCTATGGGTGTGTCCAAATTGAGCCTGCTGCGGTTTGTTCCTCAGACTAGAGGATATGCTAACAATCGACAGTTGGCGCTCAACGCGGCTGAATTTACAGAGCTGCAATACACTATTGACAATCTCATCACTATAAATAATCCACGTGTGGAGCTGCGTGCTGGTTGCCCAATTGACTTTCGTCATACGGTATTTCCCAAGTATCCTGAAAAGATGCATCCGTGTCACGCTGGAACAGACCTTATTCTGGTGAGGCCGCACGGGGACGTTCACCCATGCGCAGCGTGGAAGACGTTGCCAGAGACCGACAATGTGCGGGACAAATCGCTCCAGGAGATTTGGGAAAATGGCGAAGTGTTTTTGGCATTGAGAAAATACCACGAGGGCGGATGGCGCGATATACAAGGTGCGTGCGCATCATGTAAATATCAGGCATCTTGCAAATCCGGTTGTCCAGCGCAGCGTATGCATGCTTTGAAGCTGTCAGGAATGCGGCCAACGTCTACTATCAAGGATTTGTATGTGGATGCGCCAGATCCGTTGTGTCCTGTTGCTCGCCATATCTGATATGACTAGACAACGATCAAAGATAGCTGCCCATAAATATAACATAGATTTGGAGTGTCTAAACTGTCCGGTGGTTGGTGGTTGTAATCCCAATAGTCCGGCGTGCCCGTTGTATCCAAAGTATGCTAGTTGGAAGGCCAAAATAGAGTATGCCAAACGACAAAGGGACTATACAGACGCTGATTGACAATATAGCCAAGCAAGCATCGACATCGGTATCACGGCTGTCAGATGACTCATCACCGTGCGTGGTGACTGGATTCTTGTCTACGGGATGTTACCTTCTGGATGCGGCCATGGGTGGTGGTTTGCCATTGGGCAGAGTGGTGGAAATCTATGGTGATACATCTACTGGAAAATCGCTCATAGCAGCCCAAGCCTGCGCCACTATCCAGGATGAGGGTGGTGTGGCGTTGTATATTGATACAGAGACAGCCGTGTCACTGCCTATCATGGAAGCTGTTGGGGTGGATATTGACAATCTGGTGTATACTGCTCCAGATACAGTAGAGCAGGTTTTCAAGACTATGGAGGTGGCCATAAAGTCCAAAGCGGATTATGACTTGCTAATTGTGTGGGATAGCGTGGCGGCCACGTCCAGTACTGCTGAGATGGACAAAGAGACTGGCGAGGTGGGATATTTGACACACGCCAGGGTTATCAGTCAGGGGTTGAGACGGCTGACACGGCTTATATCCAAGGAAAATGTAGCAGTGTTGTTAATCAACCAGGCCAAGGAGAACATAGGCGTGATGTTTGGAAGCAAGGTCACCACGTTTGGCGGTAAGGCGGTAGGGTTTCACAGTAGTATTAGAGTTATGTTAAAAGTGGGCCAGAAGATAAAACGCGGTGACAAGCGTGTGATAGGTATCTATGCCAAGGCCACTATCACCAAGAACAAAATTGCGCCACCATTCCGTACCGTGTCCCTACCAATTTATTTTGGTCATGGTGTGGATGAAGCTGAGGCTGCGTTAGAGTATTTGAGATTAGCCAAGGCATTGACAATCTCTGGTGGTTGGTATGAGTTTGCTGGGCAGCGGTTCCGTAAGAATGGTTGGCCTGCCATCTTCGATGATGAGTATGATGAGATATGCAATTTGATTGACGATCTGATGGAAGGGGAAGACCTGCTGTGACTCAAGCAACGCTGTATTGTGGTGACTGTCTAGACATTTTGCCATTATTAGATGCAGAGAGCGTGGATGTGGTGATCACTGATCCGCCTTATCCCTACATCAAACGGTCTTATGGCTACTGGACTGCGGATCAGTGGTGGGCGCTTATTGTTGAGGGTGTAATACCTGAGATACGGCGTATACTCAAGCCGACTGGTAGTGCAGTATTTATCTTGCAGCCAAATTCTAAACATGTAGGACAACTACGTGGCTGGTTGTGGGAGTTTATGGCCTGGGTTTGTCGTGAGTGGAATATGGTACAGGATGTATGGTGGTGGAATATTACCACGTTGCCATTGGGAGGCGCACCATCTCATGGTCTCATGCGGCCGAGCCTCAAGGCGTGTGTGTGGGCAGGGAATTCCAAATGTTGTAGGAACCAAGATGCCGTATTATGGACTGAGGCAGAAGCAAGCAAATTACATTATGCCAGGGCTAGGGTGTCTGGTGAAATGGCAACACATATTACTAGCCCATCCGGTCACAGTGTAAAACGGTCTAGTATGATGGCTGCTGCTCAGAGGCGTGGTGGAGTGACTCCTTACAATCTGCTTCCATTTGCAAATTCTAATAGCCGATCTAGTGCAGGTGCACACGGTCATGGTGCTGGTACGCCACTCAAGCTCGCTGATTGGTGGACACGGTACATTTGTCCACCAGGCGGTACAGTTCTCGATCCATTCAGTGGATCTGGGACTATGGGTTTGGCGGCATTGCAAAATGACTGCAATTTCATTGGCATAGAGATTGATAAAGAGTATTATGAGATCGCAGATGCCAGAATCATACACGCTTGTGAGGATGTATGACTCAAGCAACGCTGTATTGTGGTGATTGTTTGGACGTGATGGCTATGTTGGATGAGAATAGTGCGGACACGGTCATCACGGATCCACCGTATGGCCTCAAATTTATGGGCAGGGAGTGGGATCACGGCGTGCCTGGAGTAGTATTTTGGAAAGCTGCATTGAGAGTAGCCAAGCCAGGGGCGATGCTGCTAGCATTTGGGGGCACGCGCACCCACCATCGACTAATGTGTGCGATAGAAGATGCGGGCTGGGTGATCCGTGATTGTCTGATGTGGTTGTATGGTTCGGGCTTTCCGAAATCTCATAATATCAGCAAGGCCATCGACAAGGCGGCGGGGAAATTGGGCATACAATCGCAAGGCGCAAATTATGCAGGTGGGGATTATGAGCCTAGGGAGAAGAAGTTTCGTTCTGATTATGGTTACAAGTATCATCCCACCACCGAAGCCGCCAAACTCTGGGATGGCTGGGGCACTGGCCTAAAGCCTGCCTGGGAGCCTATAATCCTGGCAATGAAGCCGCGTGACGGCACGTTTGCACATAATGCGCTCAAGTGGGGCGTGGCTGGGCTGTGGATCGACGGAGGGAGGATACCAACGAAAGACAAGCTGCAGAAGCTACACGGTTCATTTAGTTTCTCCGGTAGTGGTGGGGCAAATGAGGTGGGAAAACATATTGAATTTGTGGATGCCGGATTGGGGCGCTGGCCCGCCAACCTGATCCTCGATGAGGAGGCTGGCGCGCTATTGGATGAGCAGGTTGGCGATGCCAAGGCTCGATACTTCTACTGTCCCAAGGCCAACGAAAATGAACGCAACGAGGGGCTGGATGGGATGGAAAAGAGACAAGGATTTGAGAAGAATACGAGTAAATTAATCCGCAGAGCTGATCCTGATACAGGGAAGGTAGGATGGAGTGAGTATCATCCAAGTGCCCATCAGAACTATCATCCGACAGTCAAACCTATTGCCTTGATGGAATACCTTTGCAAGCTAACCAAGACGCCCACCGGCGGCACCGTTCTCGATCCATTTATGGGTAGTGGCACAACAGGTATAGCTTGTATTCATACTGATCGAGATTTCATTGGTATTGAGATTGAAGAAGAGTATTTTGAAATTGCTGATGCTAGAATCATACATGCTTGTGAGGAATCATGAGACAGCCAAAAATAGATATGTCCTATCAGGATTTTGGTAATGATCTTCTTGACACAGGCGATCTGGATCCAGTATACGTAATGCTGGTGGATGCTGAGATGGCTGGCGTGTTACATGGAAAAATGTTTGAAAGATTTTTGTTGGCTTATTGGTGTTATTATTCTTGTGGTGTGGCTGCGCGCATAGCTGAATCATCGCATTTCTATAAATCTATGCGATTGGGTTTAGCGGAGAAATGGCCCAGAGGAATGGAACGCAGGTATTTCTATGGCAAATCTGCGCTTGATTTGGTAAATGGATTGGAAGATGCTGGTGAGCCAGAGCGGATAGTAGATGATATGTGCGCTCATTACAGATTTAAGGAGGTTTTTGACAATGTGGTGAAATACAAAGGTTTTGGGCCTTGGATGGGGTGGAAGATAGCTGATATGGCGGAGCGGGTTCTCAGCTATCCAGTGGATTTTACGGACAGTGAGATAGGAATCTATAAAGATCCTGTCCAAGGCGCAGCCTGGATCGATTATGGCGACAAGCATTATCCCATAACGATGGATCAGTTACATGTCACTTGTGACAGGATGGTGGGTGAGTTTGACAATAAACTTGCTCCTCCCTGGGATGACAGACCAGTGAACATCCAAGAAGTGGAAACGATTTTGTGTAAATATAAAGCCCATTGTTACGGATTTTACCCGATGGGCAACGACACCATTCACGTTACCAAAGGTCTGAGTGGCTGGGGTGACTTGGCTGAGGAATTGATAAAGTTCATGCCGGTGTATCCTGATGAGTGAATGCAAGGTCTTGATTAGAATTATAGCGGGGCCACGTTATGCTCTGACAGATAAAGAGAAGGCTAGTCACCTGTATAACGATGATGAAGTTCCCCATATAGCTAGAGACTCATATCCATACAAAATATTGAAATTTACAGGGAGAAAGCTCTAAGGCCAAATAGGGCGGTTTCATCCCAGTTTTGCCAAAAAACTCCTTGTTTTTGCGGATTGGCGTATATAGGGTCACAAACGGGAAGCGCCCAAGAAATGCCTTGGAAATGGCCCCAAGGAACCCTTGGTTTTGAAGTGAGTTTTAGAATCGGTCACCGGATTCGGAACTGATAGGAGACGCAAGATGGTAGACGAAGATCGGCAGGAATTTCATAAGTTGCATGAACCAACGGGGCAGGGAACAGACGAACGCGGCCATTATTTGACAATCCCATTGGCAATGGTCAGAGGTGGCAAGACGAAACCATTCAATGTCTATACCGATCCAATGAAGCATATCATCAATAAATCTGCTCCAAATCCACGAGGATGGTATAAATCCAAACACGAGCCAAAGAGAAAAAGGCCAAGACCTTGTTCCACAGAGGCAACCCTCACCACCCCATACGGTGGGTTTTGCCCCATAAATTGTGCGCACTGTGTTAGTGGGGACGCCCTAGTGGCCACGCCTGATGGTGATGTACGCATTGATAATCTGCTAGTGGGTGATGTGGTGTATGGTCGTGTTGAGGTTGGATTATGTGACTCAGAGGTGCTGGCGGTATCCAAGCGTCAGGTGGAGAGCTACTACATACTGAATACTGCGGATGGGCATGTCTTGAAAGTGACTGGAGATCACCCAATTCTGACAGATAATGCTGGATGGGCTAGGGTGGATCAATTGAGGGAGGGAGATCATGTACAAACACTGCTTGGATTGCGGTGCCAACATAGAGAATCCAACGCAATGGAAAAAGTACTGTGCCAAGTGCCGTTATATCCGCAAGGTGAGAAGCGTAGCCAAATCCAACAAGACCAGGCGCGCACAAACGGATGTGATGAACGCAGCCAAGATGTGCGAACGATGTGGCAAACCTACAGGCCAACGCAATCGGAAGCTATGCGATGCATGTCTACAGCTACATCGTGCGGAGCAGGGACGCAAAAGCAAAGGCAGACCATCCCCATTGAAGGGCAAGCCACAATCCAAGGAGTTAAGGCGCAAAAGAGGATTAACATTGAGGAGCAACAAGAATTCTCTAGGATGTACCAGGTCATTGAAATGGCGGGAGGATATGGCCTTGAGAATAGCCAGCGGCGGGATGGGCTACAAAACCAGCAAGCGCAAGCCATACACAATGAAATCTGGCTGCAAGATAACTTTTCGCTCAGAATGGGAGTGGCTAACTGCGCAATGGCTAGATGCGAACAACATCATTTGGATATTCGAGGAGGCGGTGTATTCTCTGGAGGATTCAAAGGAAGTATATCTTCCAGATTTCCATCTGTACGATTCACAAGGCAGTCTGTTGAAAATTGTCGAAGTGAAGGGGTATTTTCCAGAAGAGGATCAGGCGCGGTTCCAGAGATTCCAGACATCCTTTGCCGTGGATGGGATCATATTGGAGTTATGGAACATGCAGAAGCTGCAAGCGCTAGGTATACTGAATTGACGAGTATGGAGCGTGTGGATGAGCCATTAGATGTATGGGACATCCAAACCACTGTTGAGAATTTCTATGCTAATGGCTTACTGGTTCATAATTGCTATATCAATAATGGCACGCGGGGCTATAGAGCTACTGGCCTACCTACGGTCAATCCTGACTATCCTGCCGCTTTTCGCAAGCGCATTGACAATCTGATGGTTTCTGGAGCTGGATACATTACATCTTTCAGCGAGCCATTCCATCCATTAGAGAGTACATATCACATCACGCAACAGATCACTCAAGTATTCTTGGATGCTGGTTTGCCATTCTTCTACCTGTCCAGACAGTTGGCCCCAGAGTGGGCACAGGATGCGCTTCTGAAAAATCCTTACAGCTATATGCAGTGGTCGATCAACACATCAAACCCAGACCACTATAGTAGGTTCAGCCCAGGTGCGCCACCACTACAAGCCATGTTTGACAATATGGCTGAGATGGTTGATAGCGGTATTTATATTAGCGTCCAATGCAATCCCATAATAGCTGGTATAACCACACTAGATGATTTGCTATTGCTATGTGATTTGGTGTCTGAATATGGTGGGCATCATATCATATTCAAATTTGTGGAGCAAGTAGCTAACAACCGACAAATAATCGTAGATCGGATGCATTCCAGAAAGCTGCCACATGTGGCCACCTTTGACAATCTGTTCAATCATGTCATAGGCGGCGTGTATACGATCCAACAAGATGTGCGCATCGAATGGCTTAATGCCTTGTTGGACAGGACACGTGATGTTGGATTGACAATGTCGTTGTGCTATGAATACTATGCTGATGGTGGGGGCGGTTCCAGCCTTGCGCCGTGGTATACCACATCCAAAGGTGGCTGTCATGGTCAGACTGTTCCCATGTTCTATAGGCCAGAGAAGGGTGCCCCATTTGAATCTTTGCCTGGTTGTTTTGAATCTGGATGTCTGTACTGTGCTGAGTATGGTACTCATGCTTGCAAGAATGATAAGTTGTTGGAAGCATCAGCACTACAGTACAAAGATTTGAGAACTATTGAATTGAGTGGATGTGATGAAGACTGGGAATTGGAAGGGTCAAATCTTCCGCCGCATAAGATGAAGGATCAATATTATTGGTATCCTAGTGATGCAACGTTTGCAGAGCATTATAGATGGCCCACTTTGGAGGATTTATTGTATGAGTAATCATTGTGTGGATTGTGGTGTACAATTGAAGTGGTATAAAGCCTTACTACGACAATTTGAGGGAGATTGACAATATGCTTCCAGATATTACCTTGAGTTATGTATGTATGGGAACCATCGTTGTCGTTGCAATGGGTGTTGGGGTATATCTTGGTATACTAGTGATAAACGTACTGGCGAGGAATTCTATGGATGGTGGATGTGGTTAGGACTCATAGCTCAATGGTATAGAGTAGCCGTCTTATAAGCGGCAGGTTGTTGGTTCGATTCCAGCTGAGTCCATTCGTGAACAAATTTACTATAGTAGATGGGAAGGCGCTGAGACTGTGACAGGCCAAGGACTGTAATCCAATACCCGTCCAGTCCCGACAGGGATGGTAGAGAGTATTGGCATATCAGTGACGTTGAGTCTAAGTTGGTGACGTGCCGTAAGGTAGTAACGTCTTAATTCATACCTGTAAAGGATGTGCCATCCCATCACAACAAGGAGAGGTGTCATGACTATAACTCAAGTTGATTTGGCTACATGGAAGCGAATAAAGCGTGCTGAAATTGATGCCCTGAATAGGCGTGCCGAATATCTCAAGGAACGGGCATTAGAAACCAGGATGGCTGCCATCCTGGCTCAAGAGCAGTTACGCAGGGAGATGAATGGACACTAACAGTCTGTTGATTGACAATACGCCTTGGGAACAGTATGATATTGACGACACTTGGCCTGTTTGGGTTAAGCGCGAGGATTTGTGTTGTCCTGATCCAAGTGGCCCACACTTCTCCAAGATTCGTGGAGTTGTATCATATTTGACAAAATTCAATCATGATACAACTATGGGTGTATTGGATACGTATCACTCCAAAGCTGGCAGAGGAGTAGCATATCTGTGTCATCATCTAGGTCTGAAGTGCATCGTATTCTATCCGGTATACAAGGATGAGTATTTGGAGCCAGGCACGCCTAGCGATGGTTGGTTTCCTGACCATAAAATACGCATGCATCAGCAGGTTGCAGCTAATCTAGGTGCTCAAATCGTTCCATTGCAGGCAGGACGTAGTTGTGTCTTGTATCATCAAGCCAAAAAGGTCTTGGCTCAAATGACTGATGACCGTGGGGTGATGATGCCTAATGGGTTATGTTTGCAAGAGACAGTAGTAGCTACTGCAATGGAAGCACGAACGTATACACCGGATGATATATACGCTAAGGGTACTTGGGTAGTGTCTATTAGCTCAGGTACTATATGCGCTGGTGTAGTGCGCGGCTTGTATAATGCTTGGGAACAATCAGCGGTTATCCTAGCTCATATGGGTTATAGCAGAAGCAAAGATGCAGCCAGAAAATATATCACTCAGATGGCTGGTGTGATTCCAGGCGACAATTTGCGATTCATAGATGAAAATTATGCCTACAAAGACGGAGTAGACAATGCGGATATTCCGTTTCCATGTAATGAGTATTATGATGCCAAGGCGTGGCTGTGGTTGATTGACAATATAGAGCATCTTGAGCAGCCAGTGGTATTTTGGAATATTGGAGCATAAAGTGGCCGATCAACCAGGCATTGACAATCCAATATGTCAAGAGTGTGGCCTGTTTCGGGACAAAGCGCATCCATTCCAGGGCGTGATAGGCAATCCCAATCCGCGCATCCTAGTGGTCCAAGAAGCACCTTGAAGAGATGTGGAGAAGGTTGGTCCAACCTTCAAGCCGATAGGCAGATCTGGCGAACTGCTAGTCAGTGCGTTAGGTGATTTGGGAATAGATGAGATGGCGGCCTACATCAATGTGGTGAGGTGTCATCCAATTGACAATAAGTTGCCTGCCAAAGCGGCTAGGCTATGTGCCACATTCCTGCGCAGGGACATCGAGCGATTGGATCCAGAAATGGTATTGCTGTTGGGTAAGACGGCTTTTGTGGCAGTTTTGGGAAATGAAGCTAAGTGGGCTGGAACGCTGTGGGAATATGAGTTTGATGGGACAATATACGCGGCCACTTGGCATCCAGCCTATGTCTTGCGTAGGCCAAACCTGGAAAAAGAGTGGCGTGGCCATATTGCTTTGGCAGCAAGTTTACTATAGTAGCGGATTGACAATCTAATGGAGGATATAGATGGTACACATAGCTACCTATAAGGCAAAGGTGACGTTCATAACGCCATGCTTGGGATCACAGTCAACCAGAGATGTGGCTACCCAATACATAGCCAAGAAGCACAACTTTGCCATTCCAGAGGATGAGATAGAGAGTCTCCCCGATGCTCTGGAGCAGGCCACCACGGTGTTCCATCGTCATTACCTATCAGATGGTGGAGAGTTTGAAATAGGTCTGTTTGACTATCACGTCAAGGGCTTCCTCAAGGCTGCTGGTGTGGTATTGAATGGACAATTGAAAATGCCAACTGGCAAGCCACTACGGGCTTTGAGAAGCAAGGTATCCAAGTTGGTCTTTGTGTCACCAAGGTGGATTCCGCTACATTTACCCGACGGTGGGACAATTGACATATATGAACGTCCACTTCCTGCGCAAACAGCGTTTGGTCAACGTATGGTGTTGGCTAGAAGTGAGTCAATTCCAGAAAACTCCTGGTTTGAATGTGGAATCAGTGTATATCCTGGGCCAATCACGGAGGAGGTTTTGAGAAATCTATTTGATTATGGATATTACCAAGGGCTGCTCCAGAATCGAGGCAGCGGTTTTGGGAGGATCATATATGAGATGACAAAAGAAGAGTGATGGCTTTGTCACGCCAGGTGATGTATAGCAGTGGTGAAGTATAGTTGGACAGCGTGACGCACAACGATGGCAGGGTCACGATTTGCGACGCAGAGCAATGGCACAGTGGTATAGGGTTATGTGATGGCAAAGCGGCATACGGTTGCGACAGGTAATGCAATGGTGGAGCAACGTGGGGATGTGCACAGTAATAGCGTAGCCTGATGACGTAGAGTAATGGCACGGCAGGGCACGGCTTTGTGAGGTCAACAATGAAATGTGATGTGTGTGGAGAAGAAGCGCAATATGCACTATCAATCCAGGTCAATGTAATTGATATGGATTCTGGACATGAGAAAATCAAGACGGTTTGGATACGATTGTGTGCAGAATGTGAAGCCAACAACCGCAAATTTTTGCAGCGTGATGTTGGGCAGAAGAAGCGCTTGGCTGATGCGTTCACTGACGTAAGCCATGTGGGTGGGTGGAATTGAATATGAACTGGATTGACAATCTGCGTGGGTTGGATGTGGATAGTTCTGGCGGTTTGGCTTTGGCGGTAGGTTGTGCGGTAGCGGTTTTCATACTGGTGTTCTTATGTCTAGGTGTATATGGAGGTTGATTATGAAAAGAGCCTTTTGTGAGATAGGATTGCCTGTACTGTTTGGAATAGGATTAGTGTTGATGCTTGTATTGATAATCCAAGGCTGTTGAGCGTAATTGGAGGTTGACAATATGGGAAGGCGCGATTTGGGTGATATGTATCCGTTTTTGCCGCCACTTGAGCCACGACGGGATAACTCATTTCTAGGTATTTTGGCCTTGATAATCGCAGCGGCTATTTGGATTTGGATTTACGCATCCACGAATTTTGGAGGTTGAGATGTTTGAGGTTATCTTTCTGCCAGTAGTGATATTGATAATCATCGGCGTGGGCGTGGTTTGCATTATCAAGGCACGGTCAGACGTGCGGGAAGGGATGTAATGAGTAGTGGGGCAGTCAGTTTGGCTTTGATAATCAGTATAGTGCTTGCCCTACTTGGTGGGCTAATCAGCGGGTTTGATGATTTTCCTTGGCTAGGGATAGTGGTAGGTTTGTTGGCAGCTATTCCCTTTGGAATTCTGGAGCTATGGGGACGGAGGGTTTTGAGGTGAAAAGCAAGACGAAGGTTCTGATCGGGGCAGTTTCATTAGCATTGTTTCTTCTATTAGTGTGTTGTTCGTTTCTATAGGAGGTATGGCAATGAGTAACAAGATGGCAGAGTATGTAATGAAGGCGGCCGAGGCAGATGAAGAGAAGCCACTATTGACAACGGAACAGCTTCTGCTGGACGAGGTTGCGAGTATACACGGGCAGTTGGAGCAACTGAAGGACCTGTACAAACAGGTGCATTGTATTCGTGGGTGGGTGTCGTTCATGGGCACCGTGATGCTTATCTCACTCATCCTTTTCGTGCTGCTGGGCGGTTGCAGTGTGCTTAGTGGGCTCAACTACCTAGGAGGTTTGTTGTGAGTAGCAAGATGAAGGTTCTGATCGGGGCAGTTTCATTAGCATTGTTTCTTCTATTAGTGTGCTGTGCGTCAGTTGGGCGGGATGGTGGAGACAGTTATGCTGAAAAGACAGCGACGAAGAGGGTACTCCTGACATCAGTCCATAAAGTCAACCGCACCGCTACTCCTTGGGTCTTGCCAACTAGTGGGCCTACACCCGATTTGGATTTTGGCGTTGGTTCTGGTTCGGCAACGGACAAGAACATGGATGCTTGTGTGCGAGCGGCCATGGAGGTTCTCTACCAGGGGCCAGACGCGGCAGCGGCCATCTATGTTTGCGTTGAACAGGACATAGGTACGTATGAAGAGTGCGCTGACATGGTTGATGGCGTGTATCGAGAGGTGGCAACTAAGAAGTGTTTGGAGCTGGGTTACTAGACGTTAGTGTAGAGGAGGTTTGACGTGACTGAAGATCGAGATCGAGACCTGAAAAGCATCAAACGTTGGGTGACTTTTGCGGGTTGTGTACTACTTGCGGTGGTTCTCTTTTGGCTACTTCGAGTGGGTAGTGTCATCTGGCAGGAGGTGCGTACGGAGTTAGATGCGAGTGCCTCGACGGTAAATGCGGTACGCAGAAATGCAACAAGTCGAGCGGTCAAGAGGACACGACAGGTGGAAGCGCAAACACGACAGGCACGTTGGACAGCGGTGATGGTAGTCACTCGGAAAGCGGGGATGACGGCAACGGCCGAAGTTTGGTTGACGCCAAAACCAAAATTGATGGACAAGCAGGGTAAATAGGGTGCAGAAAGGAGTTTTGAGATGACTTCTGAATTGAAACTGTTGTTGATAGCTTTCTTCTTGGCGGCCATCGTTGTCGGCTTGATTGCTGGAGTTGGTTCGCAGGTCACCCAAGATCTGAGTGCCAAATCAGCTGGTGGCGATGGCCCATCATCTCTGGCAGTAGTGTGCGCCGTGCCTCTAATCCTTGGCAGCATCGTGTTGGTGATGGTTTTGTATGCCAACTTTCGTGGCAATGTAGAGGATGACTTGGAACGGCAATATGAACGTATGTTAAGAGACAAAATATATGGATCTGAATAATGTATCGGCAGCTGAGTACGTCAAAAACATCAAAGATGCAATAAATGCAAACCAATATGCGCATGAATTCTACTTTCCAGGAGCCAAGGCAGCACGTAAACGTCAAAATCTGAGATTGGCCAGAGAAATTGGTGTTGGGCTAGGTAGCTATCCGGAAAAGGTTGCCATAGACATTTCCAAAACACTGTATAGTAACATCATCGTCAGGTTTTCCTTTGACTCTGTTGGTGTGTGTATTAACAATAGTGAGTTTATACGTGAGTTACATTCAGGGATGATGAGGTGGGCGGTGGTATTGATAATAGACGGTAACAACACAGCGTACAGAGCACTACATACGGTTCAGCTATCCCATCACGGCAAAGACACATCCATACTCTTTGGCGTGATGAGAATGATCTACACAATGATAAAGAAGTGGCATCCCAGGTCTGTGATAGTATGTTTTGATGGGGGCACTCCACCATATCGCAAGCGGCTAGTGCCAACGTACAAAGCACACCGCACTAAAGACGAATCCGTAGATTGGGGCACCGTATACGGGCAAATGGATGAGCTGTGTGATATGATTCTACCCATCCATGGTATATTGACAATAAGGCGCAAGTACTGTGAGGCAGATGATTTGATGTATCACGCTGCCAAGATGGTTCAAGACAGGCCATATATCGTTACCACGGATGCGGATTTGTTACAAGCAGTAGACCTGCGCGTGTGTGTAATCAACCCCAGTACTGGTAAGGTATTCTCTGCAGATACGTTCAGGAGGTTTACGGGCTTAAATTGGGGGGCATATTTGCCATACAAAGTGCTGTTTGGAGATTCGTCGGATGGCATCCCTGGCGTGCGTTGGATAGGCAAGAAGACGGCTATCAAACTGGTCAACTTTTGGATCAATGTCAGTCCATCCTATGACTATGACGAACTATGCTTGGATATTGATAATTTTGGAATATTGAATAAACGTCAGCTGGAAAGCCTGTTGAGCTTTGGATCAGAGAGATATTGTGACGCATATAATTGTATGGACTTATCAATAGATAGATGCGGTGCGCATTACAGTATACTAGATGCCCAGTGGAATGAAGCGGATTACGATGGGATAAGACGTATCCTGTTGGCTAATGGCTTCTCAAGTTTACTAGAGCAAGGGGCGGAGTATACTGGATCATTTTCCAGGCTAGAGCGTCCTGAGTTTGACAATACAGTGAGGCATCCAGTTGTTAAACTATAAGTTGTTTTGCCAGTTGATAAATATAATTGCAGTACCATTGTTCAAGCGGCGGCTGGTTCGTATCTGTAACAAAGCTACTGGTGAACTTATCGCTTGGTGGTGGATGCACACATAGACAGGATGATATTATGGAAATCGAGGTCGAATCTAGCGTTACGCTACACATACATGGAGATCATTTCATAAAAGAACGGCGCAGGCTATTGGCGGATGTAGATGTGTATGGTGCTGTGCCTAATGGCCTTCCAAATTATGAAAAGCTGGAGATCATATTTCAGGATATGTTTGAGGCAATAAGTAAATCGCTTTGGGAAGGCATCATTGACAATATGGATGTCTTGGAGAACACTAGTGGATAGGTACTTGTGGGTTAATCTCTGTGATCTGAGTGAGATAGGGATTATGCCTAGCATAAATACATCCCCACTAATGTTGATGGTTATTGACAATCTGGGTGATAAGCTATTACCAGGCGTATGGTATAATCCCAAAGGCGCGTGTGATGAGGAATACGTGTTGATAGAATCATCTGGGGATAGATGTGAGGCCATCAAGGAGGCTATAGAGCTGATTGGCGTGAAAAAGATGGGGCGCAAGGTGCGCACCCGAAGTACAGTCAATCCACCAAGGTCTACTTGGGAACACGTTTTGTTTAGACATCCAGTAACGTGCGATAAGAGGTATCCAGCTATACAATGAAACAGATCGATGTGAAACTATTGCTGCGTAGTAGAATGTACAGTCCAAATCGTGAGGTATTGGTTGACTGGAGAGGATACTCCATCGTTCCTGGGTTGGCCGTCGTTAAAACACCAAATGTGGTGAGTTGGTCTTCTGATGAACAAGCACCTATTTTGGAGGCAGGTCAAGGTTGGCAAGTCATCCATATGCACAGCGGGCTTCTCATATCACCGCCTGGCACTCATACTAGAACACGGAAAGATGCACTTGCTATTACAAAGAATATGGCATCATTGACTGACTGGACGGTATCGGCAGCTGAAATATCTAAAATCAGAGGATTGGCTTTGAAATGTGCCAATTCTTTTGCCAAAGTGCTAGGACTTACAGTTAGGGTGATTAGACAGCCAGTAACGTGTGATAGGAGGTATCCGGTTGAGTAAGACTAGTAGGACCAAGGGTGCCGCGTATGAGCGACACATAGCCAAGGTGATGCGTGAAGCAGGTTGGAAGGATGCCAAACGTCACCTGGAATTCCAAGAGGATGAAGCAGGCTATGGCAGAGACATTGACAATACGGAGCCATTTGCCATCCAGTGCAAGTGCTGGGGATCCACACCCAGTATATCGGCCATCAATGAAATCACGCTCAGTGAGGGATACACAATCCCAGTGGCTATTCTCAAGCGCACACAGAAAAAAGGCCAGGACAAGCTAGAGGTGGCAGTGATGCCGTTGAATGCGTTTACACACATGGCAAGATGGTATATCTGGATGTATGGAGAGTTTTCTACTATATCAGATCGTATGAGGATAGCATTGTTGGATCATAATCTCGAAGACATGAAGGCTGAGCTTGACAGGCTGGATGGTGAATTGGCATGGTAAAATCTGTGTATACATACTTCCTAAAATCCAAGCGCGTGCCACACGGTGAATTGTATGTTATGAGTACAACAGAGGAATGGCCTAGTAGGCGGCGTGAGATTATGCTGGACTATCCGCAACTATTCCGTGAGCCGGTACTGGAACCAGATGAGCGGATTCCAATATTCATTGACAAAAGTTGATAGTATTCAAGTTTACTATAGTAGCGGGTTGCCGCGTGACGACCGGTGAGCCTGTTCATCTCTTTCCTCCTTTCGTGAAAGCCGGTCTGGGCCCAGCCAGTCCAGACCGGTTAAGGTATAATTCCTGGCATTCTGTAAAGCTTATGATATGGAGATTGACAATATGGATTTCGATCAATCAAAGCGGCACTGTTCCTGGCGCTAGTGGTAACCACTATCACAGAATATTTGAAGCAGCCACTTATTAGCACACCAGCATTGGCCAACCGACTTCGAGCGGACCTACGAGGCAGTAGCAGTAGAGGAATAATAAAAGCAAGGCCTGTTTGGAAAGGATTAACTCATATGGGATGGAAAACCAAGGTAGAGAACACGCATCAGCAGTTCCTCCACCACAGGGTAAGCAACACCAAAGCATTCAATACGCTCAAAGACCAGGGCTACTCATACCAGCAAGCGGACAAGACACTAGTCAAGTGGCTACAAGAGAGAGAAGAGATAAAGAGGCAACACTCCAATGGATAAACTAATATTGATAATACTAGCTATCATAACCATCCTCATATTGTGGTATGCACTAGCGATAAATTACAAGCCAAAAAGCTACCACACCAAGATAGTACATACTGCATCTGGTAGAGTACAAGAATACTCCAGAGACGGCATACATTGGTCATACTCCAAGCATCTCAAGAGAGGTAGCCACTACCCAGGACACATACGTGGAGATGGTATCATCCACAATAGAGGAGATTATACATAATGCCAGAGACCATAGACTTCACAAAAGACAAAGACACGAAAAACACCAGGCGATACAAAGAGATAGAGAGAGGTGACAAAGGGCCAATGATAGGGATGCTATATGTCCAGAAGTGGCTACTAACGGACTTATCTGTAGATGGAAGTTTACCAGAAAATATAAAGATAACGCTGGAAATCTTATAATATTTTGTTGGAGAATGGAAAGAGATTAGATGCCTATACATTTTGTCGAATATGTTAAATGGGAAATCGAGGAGGAGGTTGGCACGCCAGGAGGTACCACTTTTTACACACCTTCACCCAAGGGCGGGCCACTAAATCCAAAATGCTTCGCGTATATGAGGTCTCACGTTAGGGCAGTGAAAGCGCTCACCGGTGGACGCTCAGGGCACTACCAAGACATCACAGATGAGGGTGTGGCCCAAGCCATAGCTGTTGGAGCCATCACCATAGATGACACAGATTGCTTGGACAAGTATGGATGGCTTGGAGTCAAAGTATACGATGGGGACACTCAACATCTAGTGGGTATCCTTGGGGATAGATGTGACAGAACAGCAGGCTATGGGACAGCCCATCTAGGGTATGGCAGATGTAAACAGCATGGTGGGGAAGTGGAAAACAAGGCAGTGGGCAGACTCAAACATGGTATGACATCCAAATACCTGTCCCAAGCCGTCCAGGACAAGATCCAAAAGTACATGGCTGACCCAGACCCATCCAATATTACCCAAGAACTGGCCAAGAGCAGAGCACTAGCTGAGATCACTCTGGAGATGATACTGGAGGCTGGTGATCCAGCGGCACTGGCCAGTAACATTCCATCAATCCAAAAGCAGCTCACTGCCATAACAGAGATGGCGGATAGGCTTACCAGGATAGAGCAGAGGTATGCACTAACAGCAGGCCAGATAGCGTATGTACAATCCACTATGGTCCAGCTAATCAACACGTACATCCCAGATCCCAGAGTACGGGATGAGGCTGCCAAGTTCCTTATGAGTAGGCTGGCACCATCGGCCAGGCAGACAATGCTGATAGGCGTGTAGACGGCGGGTGGTGGAAAACCGGCGGGTGGTTGGATGAAATTCAACCGTCGTGGTGGCGGATATGGGTTAATGCCATCCCACTATGAGATAATTGTTCATTTGTAAAACTGGTAAGTACTTCTCAGTGCTTAGATGTATAGAAATGTTCATTTGTGAATTCTACAATGGCATATAGAAATAGTGGGATTCCTTGGGATGGAGGTATAAAATGACTCGTGAATTGAAACTGTTGTCTGTGGTAATTCTGTCATCGATTATCGTTGTGAGTTTGGTTGTTGGTTCACCTGTTCTGTCACGTATTTTGTTTGGTAATAGCAGCGGTTTACCATTTTTGGTGGCAATTGTTGCCTGGCCACTGCTGCTGTTTAGTATGTTTCTGGATATATATCTATTTGCATCTTTCTTTCCTGAGTGATGTACTAGAATGGGAGAAATATGAAGTACATTGAGTCACCAGAGATTTATGAGCCAGCAGATGATGTAAGTATATTTCTAGCTGGTGGTATCACAGGCTGTCCTAATTGGCAACGAGAAGTGGCTGTGATATTAGAGAGCACAAATCTGACTCTATTGAATCCAAGACGCAAGAACTTCCCCATAGATGATCCTGGTGCAGCTCTGGATCAGATAACGTGGGAATTTCAACATTTAAGACAAGCAGATGCCATTCTGTTCTGGTTCCCACGTGAGACACTCTGCCCAATTGTGTTGTATGAGTTGGGTGCCTGGAGTATGAGACATATCAAGCCAATCTTTGTTGGGGTACATCCAGACTATAAGCGCAAACCAGATGTTGAGATACAGACACGATTGGTTAGGCCATATATTAAGATCGTGTACTCATTGGCAGACTTGGTTCACCAAGTGATGGTATGGAGTGGGTAGTACTGAGAATTCCTTGTAAACGTCTGAATGCGCTGAGAGTACTGCCCCTCGTAGAATTTCATCGTCATCATGGTCCTTGGGAATTTTACAAGGGTACTCAGTTTACAAAGTGGACAACACTTAAAACCTTTGTAAACTGAGAGTACTCTACGGGTTGGTAAGTCATTGGCCCAGGAGTCTAAAATCTAATTCCATATGTGGTATGTATTCATAGTGGGATGATATGGGCACTCCTTGGAATCACTGAAAGTACTGCCCCTCGTAGAATTCTATGATGCAGGAGGGTTGCGTGTATAAATCTGGAAAGTCTTGGGTAATATGGCTTTGGCCCATATTGTTGGTAGCTGCATTTGTATTGGCCATAGTTTTACATCAGTCATTGGATTCTATGGCTTCCACTATCTCCTTGGACAACCCTGGCTTCGAAGATGGCTTCCATACACATGATGGAATTGGTGAGCTAGTAGTGGCTGACCAATGGAATCCCTGGTGGACAGGTAGGCGACCAGAATTCAAGCCGGAATCCTTGGATGTTGGATCTGGACGTGTCCATAGTGGGTTCTATGCCCAGAAATCGTTCGTTACATTTGGTGTCCACGATGGTGGCATGTACCAGAGAATTTCCACCATGCCAGGGCAGTGGTATGAGTTTTCAGCTTACGTATGGAATTGGTCCAGTTCTTTGGATTACCCAGATGAGTCCAATAAGCCTGGGAAAGGTTCTTCGCTGGTTGGCATAAATCCTTGGGGTTCTGAGTGGCCACTGCACCGTACAACTGTGTGGGGCCAGGAGTCCTTGGAGCAGTACGATAGCTGGGTCAAAGTGTCTGTAGTGGCCCAGGCGTGGAGTGACCACATTGTTGTGTTCCTGCGTGGCTGTAATGAGTGGCCAGTCAAGCACAATGACTGGTACTGGGATGATGTGTCTATTCAAGAATATTCCCACACTATTCCAATTCCAACAGCTATCCCAGGAGAATTCCCAAGCCTGTTGGAAATCCAGAATGTTGTGGAAACTGTTGTGGCTGACAGGGAACCTGTAAGATGGCCGTAAAGACCAAACGCGAATTGATACAGGAGAATGACAAGCTTCGCAAGCAGCGTGAGAAAGCATTGAGACTTGTCCTAAAGAAGCAACAAGAGCTGTTGAAATATGAGCGTGAGATGGATGCCTTGTTCAGAGAGTTGGGTTTTAGACTATGAAGCTCACACTCAAAGGTTCTTCTAGTAGCGGATGGTATGCTCCAGGTAGAGGTACTCACACTGGTGAGAAACATAGGGCTGTTGGATCTGGTAAGGCTGGTAAGAAGCCTACCGAGAAATCCTTGGCAGAACGTATGGTACATACTCCATCTGGAGAGTTATGGATGACTGTTGATAGGCAGATCGTCATGGGTGGCAAGACATCGGGGATGGGTACAAAGAAGTATGAAGCTAAATGTCAGAGAAATATGGAGAAATTTCTCAGTGAATCAGAGGTATCTGTACGAACGCCTACCGAAGTAGTAGAATTTATCCTAAAATCCGGTAGATTAAAGAATCAACACGAAACTACTACATCCAGAGGTACTTATGACCCAACATATAGGCAAGAAGCGGAATCCAAAGCCTTCAACATAGAGGTAAGAGAGGAACCAGGAAGTTATCCCATCTATGGATATATGAGTCATCCCAGTAATCCAAAGACAGCGCGAATGTATGGAGATGTAGAATTTGTATTGAAGTCATCTGTCAGAGATCGTACCACTTTTACGGTAGGGGATTCACTGAGTAATTTTGCCTATGACAATGTTGGAGCTACTCCTGTCAACAAACCAGGCAAGATGTCTTGGGACAGAAATGCCAGGTATGTGTATGAAAATCAGTTCAATAGAGTAGGCTACGTGGAAGCACAAATTCACGGTGGAATTAGTTTGGCTGATGTAGATCACGTGGTAATGCATACTAGAAGTGCTGCTATATCATATTATTATCGTGCGACGGCTGCTTTGGAAGCAGCTGGTATATCTGTGACGCGTGATGAGAGGTAGGAAATATGTCCAAAATTCTGTCCCAACGTGGTGAAATTGATATGATAGTGGATGATGATGTAGACGTCAAGGACTTTGATGCCATGTGCGTCCTGCACAACACTATCACCAATACCAAATCCAAGCCGATGCGTATTCAGCAGGCGCTAAAGTGGGGCTATTGGGAGGATCCACCAGAGTCTGAAGTTACTACCGAGAAGCCCGTTCCCAAAGCCAAGCTCAAACTGAAGGCGGCTTCCACGTGAGGATTACGCTCAAGGGTTCTTCTAGTTCTGGTTGGTATGCTCCAGGTAGAGGTACTCACACAGGTGAAAAACATAGAGCTATTGGATCTGGGAAGAGTGGTAAAGCACGCGGCAAGAAGCCAGCTGTAAGTAAATCCTTGGCAGAACGTGCAATACGTGCTCCATCTCAGAAATTAGTGGATGCTGTCGATAATAGCACTAAGTCACGTGCTTATTTGAGAGATATTGGTATAAAGGAATATGAAGCTACATGCCAAAAGAATATGGAAAAGTTCTTGAGTGAGTCTGCTGTATCTATACGTGCTCCAGTTATGGCAGTGGAATCTATACTAGAATCTGGCAGATTCAAGAATCAATATGAGACTGGCAAATCTAAGGGTGCATACAATCCAAAGCTCAGACAGAAGGTTGAGTCCAAGGCATTCAACGTTAAACCAGGGGAGGATCCAGCAAACTATCCCATATATGGATATATGGGCAATCCTGGGTATACAGATCGTGGGGTTACGCAATATGGAGCTGTAGAGTTTGTATTGAAGTCTTCTATACGAAACCGCACTACCTTCACGGTGGGAGATTCTTTTGGTGGCTTTGCTGATGGTGAAGTTGGGGCTACTCCTGTCAATAATCCTGGTAAGCTATCTTGGGATTTGAGTTCCATGTATGTACATGATGATGCCTTCCAAGTTGTGAATTACGTAGAAGCTCAGATCCATGGTGGAATCAAATTGTCTGACATAGATCACGTAGTAATGCATGGGACACAACCGGAATATTCCGTTGCCAGATCAGCTCTGGAGGCTGCTGGAATTAGCACGAGATATGTCAAATGAAAAAAGCTGACCATGGTTCTGGTGATCCATCTGGGATGCCTGTGTCCCACATAGAACCTGTGGCGGTAGAATCTCCACCGCCTGCCAGGCCTGATCCTGTTGCCGTTATTCGCAACCGATTGACTGAGTTGTTGGAAATTCGCAAGGCACGAATAGTGGAGTTGGAGCAGCGGGTAAAGGCTGAGCTGGCTCCATTGGATGCATCCATAGCAGAGCTAAATTCCTTGTTGGAGCATCTAGGCCAGACAGCGTTTACTCAGACAGTAGAACCACCAGCATTCAATATTGCGCCGATACAATCATCTACTGGGATGCCCAACATCCGGCAGATGGCTCAGGCTAGTCCACTAAGTGGAGCTAATATGTTGCGCAAGAAGATGGGTAGACGCGAATAATTCAAAGTTTTTGTGCGAATATGCCGTTATATTGGTTGTTTTTCTTATATTTCTAGGGAATTTAGGAGAATAAGGATGCCATATGGTGAAGTTTCCATAAAGCCAACTACAGTTTGGCCATCATTACACGCGCGATCTGTACCCAATACAGCAGTGTCTATCACATTCAGGGCTGGACGACACGTCTTCTCAGGTCTTAGTTGGTCATATTCAGCTGCGCCCACAGGTGGCCGGATGACTATGGGCGGTGGTGGATTTGACTATGCTTGGGACATAACGAGTGGTGGGCCAGGCTTCCTTCCACTGTATGAGGAAGAGAGTGATGCCTCATCGGCCATAACCATCACTCTGGCAGCTGCTGGTGGCGTGATCGTGGGTGAGCTGAACGTGCATGGGCACAGGATAGGTAGCTGAGTTGACAGTATTTCCAGATGTAGCATTGCACCAAAGAGGTCTTGGCACGGGTGGCAAGCAAAAAGGGTTGCTTGACCTTGCCAGAGGTGTCTATATAAATGTTGGGCATAGTACAAAATTTGCCAAATTCCAACGCACCTACCGTGATGACAGAGTGGCGTTTGTGTATGATTGTATGCCAAAGATAGCACCAACATTTGCACCTTACCAAGAGGAAGCCTTGGCTTGGTTTGATATGGGGCACCGTAGAGTAGCTATGCGTGGCCCACATGGTCTGGGCAAAACATTGATAGCAGCAATTTGTGTCCATCATGTTATCCTTACCACTGAGGATGATGCTACAGCACCCACATTAGCTAGTGTGTGGCGGCAGTTGGAAAAGTTTCTGTGGCCGGAAATTCACAAAGTTGCCAAGTTGTTGGATTGGAACACCATTGGCCGTGATCCATACACCCACGATGAGATGATGGTCCATTCGCTTCGCATCAGGTCTGGGATGGGTTGGAATGAGTCATTTGCTGTTTCGTCTGGAGATGCCGCATCCATTGAGGGAGCGCACGCCAGTAGGTTGTTCTATATATTTGATGAAAGCAAGAGTGTTGGGCCATCCATGTGGGATGCTGCTGAGGGCGCATTTGCCACAGAAGGCACATCGACCATAGGCGGCGGTAGTGGTGAATGCTTTTGGTTGGCCATATCTACACCAGGCCCACCCCAAGGCAGATTCTATGACATTCATTCCAAGAAAGCAGGTTATGATGATTGGATAGTTAGACATGTGACTTTGGATGAGGCCATAGCTGCTAATCGCATATCTCCTCAATGGGCAGAGGAACGCCAGAGCCAGTGGGGAGTTCATTCAGCAGTATACAAGAATCGCGTTCTTGGAGAATTTGCTCAAGATTCCAGTGAAGGTGTCATTCCATTGGAGTGGGTTGAAGCTGCATTTGAACGGTATAGGCAGTGGGAGAAAGCTGGCAGTCCAGGTGCAGGGTTGAGCAAGCGTGTGATTGGAGTTGACTCCGCGCGTATGGGTGAGGATAAGACTGTATTTGCAGATAGGGTAGGGGATAGGTTAGAGAATTTGTATGTATATGCCAAACAGTCTGTTCCGGTGTCGGCAGGAAAATTGAAGCCCTTTGCCATGCATGCTCATTTGACTAACATTGAGATGGATTCAGGTTTAGGTGCTTCCATATACGATATATTGGCCCAGGAGATAGATTGGGCCAACCCGTCTATGAACTTGGCTCAGATCTATATGGGTGGTGGGACAACCCGTACAGATAAGACTGGAACGTTTAGATTTAGATGTGTGAGAGATGCTGCATGGTGGAATATGCGAGAGATGTTAGATCCTGATAGTGGTGCTGATGTAGCGTTGTGTCCAAATGACTACCTGCTAGGGGATTTGGCTGCTCCCAGATATGAGACTAGATACATTCATGGATATTTGACTATCTGTGTGGAGTCTAAGGACATCTTGCGTAAGAAGACACGACATGGGCGATCTACTGACTATGGAGATGCTTGTGTATTGGCATTTTGGGAAGAGACATCGGGTGGAAGTGGAGTAGTATTTTAGCAGCGGAGGAGTTACATGTTCACTAAAAGTACTTGGAAACCATTTTGGGAGCTGTTTCGAGAGAGTATAATTGTGCAGAGTTTGGTTACATTGGGAATGGTGACAACCATTTGTGTGATGTATTTGATGGAACGTCCAGTGCCGCAGGAGTTATGGGCAGCGGCCATGCTAATACTAGGTTTTTGGTTTGGAAGTAAGACAGCATTTACCAAGAGAGAGTGATATGCCAGACCTTATAAATCCAGAACATAACAATGGACTGAAAGAGCACATCGTTTGGAAGGATGAGCGGTGCGCTTCCTGCTTGAATGTTGGTAACTGTCCATTAATTCAGGTCATGCACGACAATACTATCATGACACTTTCTGGGTGCCACGTGTTCAGTTGTGATGGCTATAAGCCGGATGTAGAATCGCCATATTATGTATCACCAGATGCTATAGATATGGACACAATCAGGAATATTGATACAGAAACTATACAGCAGAGTATGGATTTGTTGACCAGATTGATGGACGAGGTATCCCAAAATGTCCTTGCTGAATAACGCTGCCGAGTTCTTTACAGACCTGGGCGAATCCTGGCAAGCATTTCGCCAACTGAGGACTGTTCCAGAACCAGAAGCGCAATTCAAAGCTGCTCGTGAAGCTGACACCCGTCTGGATGTGCACACCAAATCTGAGGATGCAGGCGTGCTTGGCATGTTTATGAGCATCCAGGCATTAGGCAAAAGTGATGGTATTCCCAAACGTGGCACTGTGGCCTATAGCCGGTGGTTGGACGCTATATGGAAGGAAGAACCGATCCTGGCTGGTGCTGTGTATTCTATGGTGGCCAAGATGCAGGCCATGACTTGGAAGGTGGAAGGTGGCCGCAACAACGCCAACCAGGTATCCCAGATGTTGTCCAGAACCAGATATTTGTCTGGGAATGAGTGGGGTGGATTCATTGGTACCAGCGCCATAGATTTCTATACGCAAGACAATGGTGTATGGTGGGACGTGACGCGGCGTGGTGGACAATGGGGCAAGATGTCGGATTTGGCTACCATTGATACTAGATGTTGCAAGATGACAGGCAATCCCAAGCGTCCGATGTACTACTACTCAGCAGCTACCAATCAGGAGATCTGGTATAAGCCTGGAATGTTCATCCATTTCGCATCAATGCCCCTCCCCAATGAAGTTGCTCATGGGATGGGCTACTGTGCCACGTCCAGGGCGGCACGGGCAGCCAAATTATTGATGGCCCTGCACGACTACGATGCTGAGAAATTGTCCAACTTGCCACCGGAGGGTATAGCGTCCGTGACTGGAATGTCTGACAAAGAATTTCGTCAAGCCATTGCGATGTGGCAGGCAGAGCGTAAGAAGAACAACAGTTTGACGTTTCCACAGGTGTTATGGCTAGTGGGAAACAACCCTGGAGCCAAGGTGGAAATATCTATTCAGTCGTTCTCAGCCATTCCAGAGTCATTTGACCGTCAAACGGTTGTGGCACAATATGTTAACACCTTAGCGCTGGACTTTGGTGTGGACACGCGTGAGTTTTGGGCTATCTCCACCGGCGCACTGGGAACAGCATCAGAAGCAGAGGTGCAGCATCTCAAGGCCAGAGGTAAGGGTGGTGGAGAATTCATCACTATGGTGGAGCGTAGCCTGAATGCTGAGTTGCCAGAGGATGTCGTGTTTGAATTCGACACCCAAGATATTGAAGAGGATATGGTGGCGGCAAATATCGCCAAGGCGTGGATTGAGGCATATTTGCCATTGGCTTTCCCAAAAGCAGGTGAAGCTGCCATAGACATAAAGACGTTCAAACGGCTGCTGGCCGATAAGCAAGTGCTTCCAGAGTGGGTGGTTGGAGATGAACGCATAGCCATCACATCCGGCGAGATCCACAAGGAATATCTAGAAGATGTGATACGCTTTATATGGCGTGCTGGCCGGTTGAGTGGAGCCAAGCTTATCACTATGAAAGGTTCATCCTCTAGTGGTTGGTATGGGCCACCCAAAGGTACGCATATTGGAGTTGGAGAGAAAGTTGGCGCATTGGGTAGTATGTCACGTAGCCAGTTGGAAGGTTTGGGATATGTTCCCGTATTTAGAGGTACAGGGCCTGGTGGTTTGAAAGTCATTAGGCCAAGCACCGAGGGACAATTTGGTCCTGGCGTGTATTTCTATGATACTCCAGGCAATGCCAAAGTGTACGCAGAAGCTGGTGGTGGCGTCGTTACAGGATTTGTGCATCCAGATGATGTACAGATTCATGATATTCCTGGTACTATGTTTGCCAGTGCACATAGAATTATAGTGTTACGAGATGTTTCCAAATTCATAAGGCGTGGTGACATATCTACAGAAGATACAAGCGTTTCAGGGTACGGACACGCAGCGTTGGAGAAATGGGTTGCTGGCGTGGTTGATCCTGCATTGGATGTGGTTATGAAAGAGGATGAGCTAGAACCCAATATATCAGGCCATCCTATCCCCGATGATGAAGTGGATCGTGGAGCACGGGTGACGCGCAAGGCCATCAATGCTGAGATGGCTGTTTGGAGAACTATTCCAGAATTGGCTCCGTATGTGGAGAGTGTCTAAGTGGCTGGCCCTATTGCGGATGCAGCTAAGGCAGCAGCCTTATTGGCACGCAAAACTGCCTTCAATGGATCGATGGATGCATTGGCTAAGAATCTGTACGATGGACGTATTACACTTGGGATGTGGGAAGAGGATATGCGTACCAGATTGCGCTTGTATTTGACTGGTTCGGCTGCCATTGGCAAGGGTGATTGGGATGCTATGACTTCCTCTGATTGGGGCAAGGTGGGTGCTCAACTGAAGAAGCAGTACAGATGGGTGCATGGCTTTTCTCAGGCCATTTATGATAATCGTGATACCATTTCATTGAAGGCTATACAGGCTAGGGCACATTTGTATGGTGATGCTGGAAATACTCTAGCTAATGAGGCACAAGCGGGGTACTTTGCACCCAACGTTAGACGCACTCCCAACATCATATTGCCATACATCCCAGGTGATGAGTCTGCACCGTGTTGGCATAGGTGTGGATGTATATGGGACATGGAGGTGCTTGGAGAAGATCCAGACCAGGGCATCAAGACAGTTCAGGCAACTTGGGTGGTTAATCCGGCCAAGGAGAGTTGTGAAGTTTGTCTGTCCAGAGATGGACATGTGGAAGTTGTTGAAGTGCCTATAGGTGTAGAGGTTCCGCCATTCATAGGGTTGGGAGGTGTGTGATGCCGTATTTCTTACGTAAACGGGAAGATGAGACTTGTGTGGTCAAGGGAACTAAAGATGATCCAAAAGAAATCGTGAAATGCCATCCTACTCATGCTGATGCATTGGCTCATCTGCGCGCATTGTATGTACACGTGGAGGATGTGCAGCAGAAGGATAGGGGGGAGGGCCAAGGTGTTGGTGGTCCAAAGCAAGGTGATGGCGGTGTGGATATGTGCGTGTGTCCAGAGTGTGGGGCAACTGCAACGCACGAACGCGGAACGCCTTGTATGGAGATTAAGTGTCCCAAGTGCGGTGCAGCTATGCAACCAAAGTCATCCAGTAGTGAACCAGAGTCAGTAGAGGAAGTCACCAAAGAGCTCACGGATGCACTACGCAACATCCCATCCGCAGAGTTTGCTTTGCAAGCATTGTTGAAGCAGATTACTGCTGACGGTAGTGCCTTATCTACATACAAGACTGCTGATGGAAAGGATGGCTGGCTGGCAGTGTCCACAGCGGCTGCGTGGGATTTGCAGCAAGAGCTGTTCACTACCAAGGCGATGGATTGGGATATTGCTCGTGCAGAGCGTACCAAAGAATATCCAGAACTGAGGCTATTCCATATACGTGGTTTCAAACTGGGCAAGTGTACCAGTATGGCTAGGATTGGCAATTGGGCGGTAGACAAAGGAATCTGGAATGATACAGCATTTGCCCAATCTATGAAAGACAACGTTGCCAGGAATACTGGTAGGTGGAAAGTATCAAGAGGTTTTTATACAGTTGAGGCAGCAGGCCATTGTCCAGAATGTGGAAGCGGTTTGACTGTTCGACTGGTAAACTATATGTTGGGTGCGGTGTGTCCAACGTGCAAGACGTATTACGCCAAACCTAATATGTTGGCTGGATTGCAGGTGCTCAAATCAATGACGTTTGATATTAGCGTCACGGACAAACCTGCGGTGAGACAGACTGCAATTACAGCCTACACTGTCAATGAATGAACATCAAGTGAGGAGCTATAAACCATGAGTGAAATTAGTATGAAGGAAATCAGGAGCAAGTGGCGTAGTCGTTTGATCGACGCTGAGCTTCCTGAAGAGGTCGTAGATGCATTCTTGGCTGGTGTAGAGGATAAAGACCTGGTGAGGATGAAGGATATGTCCTCCGAGGAATTTATGACGTCTATGCGTCAGGCCTTGGATGTGCCTGAAGCGGATTCGAAAGTTACTGTACCTGAGATGGCACAATCTATAGAGTTACTGTCTGAAGCGGTGGCTGGCAAAGTCCAGGGCATGCTAAAAGATGTAGAGATAGAGGTGCCAGAGTTGGCTAAAATCGTGGCTGATGTTGCTGAACTGAAAGAAACTGTGGACTCAATGAGTACTATGTTCAAAGAGTTTGCAGCAACATTCAACCAGGTGGCCGTTGATGATACCACTAGAATCAAGCAAGTGATAGGCGATATGTCACCGGCGCAGCGTATCCGTCTACGTGCTGTGATGGATGGAACTTCTGAATTGGAAACGGCTGCGAATGCGGCACAATTTAGGAGTGCTGCCCAGTCACAGGCACAGGCAACAACGATGCCTACAGCATTCAAGGCGGAGCCAGGTGTTAACCAAGTGGTAGCGCCAACCACACCGGAAGGATTTGCCATCTATGATTCTGATGGGCGTGCATATGCATCCCTGACGGACATGGCTGTGGGAAATCCAGTCGGCGATGAGTAGAATTAGATGCTAACAAGGAGATTTTATAATGAACAAGTTTGATAACCTGTCGGCAGAAGACCTGTTGACCATGTTCAATGATCCCAGGTTTGCTCAAGCAGTAGCAACTATGCAGACTGCTACTGCTATGAGACGTGATAATGGTGGCGTTCCCATCATGTCACAGATGACGCCGCAGATGAAGGGAAACTGGACCACCACGTATGCCAATCTGGCCAATCCGACCATTTATGGTCGTAACAGCATCTTTGATCCATGCTTTGCTGGGGACATCTTTGGTTTGCAAATTGAGACTGGGGGTATCCTCAACTGGCTTGGATGGCGACGCAACCAGATTTGGAAAAGGGTTGTGCAGATCATACCGTGGTGGCGTGGAGAAGGTGCTGAAGATTGCACTACAGGCGCTGGATCACCATGTGAGCTCCCACTAGGATGGGAGTGGGGCGAGTGTCAATTTGATATATGCCACACATCGTGGTATCATCGTCAGTCTGACCCACTTGGCCCACACAACACACAACAGCGATGTGAAACAGATCGAATAATGCGCGTGAATGGCACTCCCATCACTGACGAGTTTGAATGGCAGCTGAATGGCATAATGAATGTCCTATCCCAGGACATTGCACACGACGCAGTGCATGGCAGCCACCAGAACGCGTATGAGATGAATGGATTGGAATCCATAATCAGGACAGGTTATACGGATAACAATGGTCAACCGTGTCCATATGCAGATTCCTACATGATTCCATGGAACAATGACGATCTGGATGGGGCGATCAATGGATGGGGAAATTTCTTTGACTTCTTGGCAGAACTAACTGGTGACATTGAGTATCGTGCCCAAACCATTGGCACTATCTCAAATACAGATATGGTTCTGTTTACCACACGGTTCCTGGCGACCTGTCTACTGGATGCATTTGCCTGCTATAGCGTGTGTGGAGTCACTACAGCCAATGACGTCACTGACCAAGCCTTGCGCTCGCAGATCTTGAACTACAGAAAATCCTTGAACGGTGGCCCTATGTGGGATGGTCGCAAGGTAGTTGGTACCATCTCGCTCAAGTCTGGTCGTAGCATTCCAATCATCATCGATGATTCCCTGACCATTACCAAGCCGAATGCAAACTACTGCGCCGACATCTATCTGTTGACCAGACGCATCGGCAATCGCGATACCATGTATGGTGAGTACCTGGATTTGTCTGACTTTGCCAACCTGATGAAGAAATTTAATGCCGCAACTGGAATCAGGGTGGAGAACGCTGGCCGGTTTGCGTTCAAAGGCCTGGAGGATGTGTGGTGCGGAAAGGCACTTGTAGGCACATCTCCTGAAATCTACTTGAGTGCGCCTTGGGCATGCGCACGAATCGCGGATGTATGCTGCTCGCGTAAGCTGCAGCCAATCGTAGCGGATACGCATCAGCCAGACTATATGCCTGGTGGAGCGCCCAGCTATATGCCTGGAAGTTGGGGTATGGCGTGCACGGATACGCCTGCTACTGGATCACTGTGGCTTCCAACGCCATAGCAAGTTGTTAAGTTTGGGGATGGGTGTAAAAGCCCATCCCCTTACCTTGGAGAGTGTGTAGTATGAAAATAGTGGCTTATTGTGGTTTGCACTATGGTAGAGAGTGGCTTAAATGGGCTATTCGCTCAGTGGAGCCATTGGTGGATGAATATCACATATTCTACACACCACATCCTAGCCATGGCAGTATAACCAATACGAAACTGCCTGATGGGGAGTCCAGAGATGAGTTGAAAGCCATAGCAGATGGCTTTGATATAGTTGTGTGGCACGACGTGGATCAATTTTGGCAAGAAGGTACTCATAGGGATTATTGTGTAAATTATTTGACACAACAAGGTGCTGACTTAATCGTGTGGAACGATTCTGATGAGGTTTGGGATTTGGATGTGCTATCAGAGGCACTAGATTTTGCTTGGGAGAACGATGCTAGGGATTACAGAACGCATGCCCTTCATTTCTGGTGTGGGGTGAATTGGGTGTGTAGGGATGCATGTATGCCAGTGCGAATCATAAAGCCCAGTGGTAAGGGTGATGGGTATATACCAGGAATGGGGTTCTATCACTTTGGTTATGCACAGAGCACAATTTTGGTTCTATACAAATCCAAGATCCATGGCCATCGTGCAGAATTCAGACGCAATTGGTATCCAATATATCGTGACTGGAAGTTTGGCAAGAAGCACAAATGTGGTGTACATCCTACTAACGGCTGTGATGATAAGACGGGTAAACCATTTTGGCGTCCAGAGCCATTCAACCGGTTTGATGTAGAGCATCTGATTGGTGACCATCCATACTTCGAGGATGGCCGGATATGACGGTTTGGATTCCAGTATACCCAGGATGGGTTACAAGGTGGGTTGTGTGAATGAAAATTATACTTAAAGGTTCTTCTAGTAGTGGATGATATGCTCCAAGTAGAGGTACTCATACTGGAGAGAAACACAGAGCTGTTGGATCTGGGAAGGCTGGCATATCTGTCAGATATAGGGATTAATGATGGATATAGTTTTCGTTAAGACTAGATACAACTATGATTCATATGTCGATTTTTGGAAGCTGGTAGAGCTATCCCAGTTTGAGACGTGCTATGTGGATGAAGTGGATGTTCGTAAGCCACTGGTGTACATCGTTACACCTATAAATGGTGAATGGGAGCCACACATCAACAACCAAATTGATAAACCACACAGTGCATATCTAGTGCATTGGTGTTTGGAACGCCCATCCGGCTATTGGGTTATGGAGCGTACATCTGGCCTGGATGGTGTAGGAAACTTTGCCAAGGTCAATCGAGATAAAATCTATGAGCGCACGCTAGACGATGTGTGGGTGAGTGATAAGCGACTGGCAACTGAATCCATGTTGCGATTTGTGGTGCTTGGCTCGCATCCAGATCTTGGGCATCCATCGGAAATAAGCTACCGGCACTATGACTTTGTCCATATGTCATATGTGTCTGATCGTAGGGCTAGGTTATATAATCAATTCGACCGCAGATACATTGGGCCAAATTGTTGGCCCTGGGATAAAGCGCCAAACCGTGATGAGGTGTTAAAGCATTCCAAATTTGCACTCAACATACATCAAGATCAATATCCATTCCAAGAGCCATTGCGTTGGGCACTGTTTGCAGCGTATGGAATACCAATGCTGACAGAAGAGGTGTACGATATGTGGCCTTGGGGTGATGAGGTATGCATATCCAATCCATATGATGGGATGGCTAGTAAGTTGCGTCAAATGTTGGCAGATGATTACCAGCGGTGGTATGATATGGGTATGCGGGCCAGGGATATGATATGCAACAAATACGGCTTCAGAAAGATGGTACTCAAGGCTGTGAAGGAGTGCGTGGGATGAAGCTCACACTTAAAGGTTCTTCTAGTAGTGGATGGTATAGTCCTCCAGAAGGTACTCACACTGGAGAGAAACATAGAGTTATTGGTAGTGGTAAGGCTGGTAAGGGAAAACCTGTTACCAAGAAGCCAGTTGAGAAGAAGCCTATCACAGCACGTTTGGTGGGCAAGAAGGCCAAGAAATATCATAGTGGCGAACTTACATATTATCACGCCAAGGCTGGTGAGCAACTTCCAAAATCCGTAATAGATATGGCTTATGGTTCAATAATTTATAAGCCTGGTGCAGGTATATATGCAACGGATGTTGGTATAGAAGCTCATTACATATTAACTGATGCAGCAGGTATACCAGCTAGTGACTATGATAATTGGACAAGGTTGTGGGTGCTGGAGTATGAATTAGGGGCATCGTATGCACGTGCGGGGACTACACAAGGTGTTCGTGCGGCAGAACGTAGAGTAAGTGCTGCTGCTAAAGCATTGATAGCTAGTGGTTTCAGTCCTGATGCTTCATTGGAATGGTTAATAGAGAAGGGTGTGAATATAGTTGTTAAATTAGGGGATGCATAATGAGTCCAATATTGGTGTCAGGATTTACATTCATACATAACGGCGTGGAAGGCGGTTATCCATTTGTGGAGGCCATAGATGCCATACGATATTATGTAGATGAGATGGTAGTGGTGGATATGGAGTCTACCGATGAGACAGCTAAAGTACTGTCCAATTTGGGAGTTAGAGTTCTGCAAGGCAAGTGGATCCCTGGAATTGGTGGGGCGTGTCTTGAGCAGGCACATCTACTGCATAAACAATGCAAAGGTGATGTGATTTGGCATTTTGAAGCGGATGAAGTATACAGCCCTGGACTTGCATATCATGTTTGGGATGAAATACATTATATCCACAAGAAGCATGATGATAATATCTTGGTATACCGCTTACAGGTAGAGCAGAATTTCCAACGCATTCGTTGGTATCCAGAGCTGGTGCATCGGGTGTTTCCTAGGGGTTCTGTTATCAAAAGAGGTCATACCACAGATGTGCATTTGGCGAATGATTGGGCTTCACATTTGACATCTATCAGCCCATCAAGTGGCTTTCTGTGGGATGTGACTAATTGTTTCAAAGATGATTGGCTTGCTAGAGTTCGCAACCAAGCAAATTTGTGGGGCGGTGAAGAGAGATATTTGATGGTGCCACTACATTGTACACGTCCATTATATTTGACTAGGGAGCAGGCCATAGAACATCTACAAGCTGATCATTGGGAGTGGAAGCATAGTCCACTTTATTTACCTGATAACCTGTTGGAATTGGTTGGAGTTACAAGCTACAAGACACATTTGGAGAGTTATGGATGGGTGTAGATTTTATCACCTTCTGTTACTATGGCGATGTTGAAAAGCTGCATGCGCCAGGCTATTTACGTGGTCTGGTGGAATCTAATCAATACGAGTTTGATAATGTCATAGTGGTGCGCCAACGTTGTCATGGTAGAATTGACCCATTGCCGCCATTCAATCTTCCATCTGCTGTACAGATAGTGGATAGTGAGGATCATCCCAACATCCTCACGGAGTTTGGTATCCCAGAGGAGGATTTATTGGCCGATGAGTGGACACATGGTCCAACAGCACCGCATTATTGGAAATGGCACGTCATCAATCATCTGATAGGGCTGAAGGTGTCCAATGCCGATTACGTGGCATTTAGCGACAATGATTGTCGCATAATTCGCACAGGCCATCCATCGTGGATAGATATGGGAATTGACCTATTGACGCACTACAAAGAGATTTTAGTAGTGTCCCCATCAGAAGGCGGACAAATAGCTGATGGTGGATTTCGACCTGGCGGAGTTAGGTTGACTCAGAACAATAGCCAACAGATATTCCTATGTGAGCGTGAACGATTGGCCAACATTGATTTTCACGTGCCGTGGGATTGGGAATTTTTGGCCCCATGGGAGCCATTTCAGGAATACTACTACATGTTGGAGGGACGCATCTGGAGATATATGCACCATCATCATTTGTACAGGGCAATCTTGCCTGAGACTTGGCGTTATTGGCATGGAGAATATCGTGGCGAGCTCGACTAATGTACTTATAACGGGCGGCAGTGGCTTACTTGGAAAATATCTGTTGGCTAGTGTGCCTAAGAAATACAAGGTATATCCTACATATCACAGACATCCCATCCCTGATGGGTACTATATGGATTTGGGAAGCATAGATTCTATGGTCCAGATGTTTCAGAAGGTCAGACCGGATGTGGTTATCCACTTGGCTGGACAGAACTCTGTGGATGCTTGTGAGAATGATTTTACATCTTGTTGTCAGATCAATCTATTGGGTACACATTTGATAATAATGCTGACCAACCTGTATGGAGCTAGGCTAGTATTGGCATCTAGTAATGCAGTGTATCACGGTGATTCTCCACCTTATAAAGAGGATGCTTTGCTGTCACCAGTCAATACATATGGTTGGTGCAAGGTTATGATGGAGCGCGAAGCCAAACATCACATAGACAGTGCACATTTGACAATAGTCAGGCCCATTATGATGTATGGTTGGCCGCCATCTGGAGCAAGGGGGAATTGGGTTACTAATGTAGTCAATGCCTTGACTGCTGAAAAGCAAATGCGTGTTGTGGAGGATGTAATCACCCAGCCATTGTACGCAGCCGATGCTGCCGATGCGATTTGGAAAATGGTGCAGCTGAAATGGTGTGGGACGTGCAATTTGGCTGGCGCTACTATATGCTCTTTGTATGGTTTTGCGAAGGAGGTGGCCAGAGTATGGGAGCTAGATGGCTCGCTAATACAACCAGCACAGTTGAAGGACTTTCCAGGTTTGGCTAAGCGTCCAAAAAACACCACATACGATTTGGGCAAGATGAAATCTTTGGGATTGATGCCTAGATTGGACACATACGGATTGCAGATGATGAAGGCTGAGTAGGTGATATGAGGATGAAACTCACACTCAAAGGATCTTCTAGTAGCGGATGGTATAGTCCTCCAGAAGGAACTCACACTGGAGAGAAACATAGGGCTATAGGTAGTGGTAAAGCTACTAAAGGTGGTAAGCCTGAGAAAGAACTTGCTGGAAAGGGTGAAGATGTATTGAAGTTTTCTAATGAAAAGAATGCGGATGATTGGGCTTCATCTCAGGCATCACTAAATCCAACAGATTTGACAGATGAGCAAAATGAGGCAATGCAGCAATACAAGACTGATGATTATGCCACATTGAATGATGAGTTGAGGATGGGTGGCTATTCAGAGATGAGGTTAAATTCTGATCCTGATGTATATATGGAAGATGTTATGGATTCCGTATTTGTGGAAGCTGCATTGCCAGAACCAGTGATAGTATATCGTGGCTTTAGTTGGCATACATTTGAGGATGATGAGGATTTAACAAATGCTATTATTACTGATGATGCTTTTGTCTCGACTAGTATGGTGAGGGATATTGCGGAAGCTCATTCATTGGGTGTGATGATGGAAATAATGTTGCCAAAAGGAGCTAAGGCAATATGGATGGATAAATGGAGAGTGACTGGATGGGATACAGAGAGCGAATTGTTGTTGAATAAAGGTTCCAAATTCAAGGTTATTAGTGATGTTAGAGATCCAAGTAAATACACCAGAGAGATGGTGGCGGAGTTGGTGATATGAATAAGAAAGATTCAAGGATATACTATTTTGTATGGAAAAAGGGTGATGTGAAGATCCAACGCAAGCGCAAAACCTTACGTATAGTATCCAAGAAGGCTGAGTAAATGAAGCTGAAACTCAATGTGACATTCAAGAAGACACCAAATGAGCCATAAAATATCCTCCAGCACATTCATACGCAACACATTTACAGGCGCATTCTGTCTGTTCGAGAGTATGGCAAGTCTGCTACCATTCGTGGATGAGATGATAATCCTGGACACTGGCAGCACCGATGGTACGTTGGAGAAGTTGTATGAGATAGCGGCTGCTAATCCAAGAGTCAAGGTGATTTGCACCAATTTCTCCCACATAGATGCTGGAGCATTCGCTGATATAGCCAATGACTGTGTGGCGGCTTGGACATATGACCAAGGTATTTTCTGGCAAGCGGATGAGATATGGCACGAGGATCTGTTGCTCCGGATGGAAGAGGAGATGGACGAGGGCCACTTTGACCTCACATTCTGGCGGTATCAGTTGAAAAACAACTTCCAAAGGATGAAGTGGTCACCGCATCCGGTTCACAGGGTTGGAACCAGATCCAAAGCCAACAAATTTGCCGGATTCAACTTTGTTGGTGATGGTATGAACACTAATCGAACTTGGGATGCGATAATGTGTTCAGAGTATGGAATGGGATGGTTCACGCGGTGGGGCAGCGAATTTGACCACGATTATGTGAGATTACCTACCCAGGAGATGATACTTGATGTGAGTGCTATTGGTGGCTTCCTTGATAATATAATAGGAAAGCGCACGCTACACGCACCGATGTGGCACGAGGAGCCTAATGTAGATGGCACTCCAGTAGGGGAATGGTATAGGCAAGAAAAGGCAAATCCAGAGTGGAACGTGGGCAAATCCCCGTTCAACATTCCACATATAATGGAGTGGCACGTGTCCAGACCTACCTATGAACTACGTGATGAATTGTTGGATGCGTTGAAGGTCAATGATACAAGGAGGATGTTGGGACTATGAAAGTTGACATGGATCGTGTTGCGGATTTGATAATCCAAGCCAATTCTGAGCCGTCTACCGGCAATGCTTACGTGGATGCGCTGTATAATTCTGTGGTGCCTATTATTGGACATACTACACCATACTACCGACTGTTCTATTTGATAGCACGGGAATTTCATCCACATCTAGTAGTGGAGCTGGGAAGTTGGCGTGCCATAGCGGCTGCCCACTTTGCGGTGGGAGGTGCTAACCAGGTATTGACCATTAACATACATCGTGAGGACAAGGTATCCCAAGCTATTGCTAGAGATGTGGATGCCCACATACCCAATTTGAGATACATAAACGGCTGGACGTGGGATGGTGCTGTGGTTGCTGAGGTGGGACAGTATCCACCAATAGACATTCTATACATAGATGCCTGGCACGAATACAAATATGCTAATATGGAATGGGATTTATACAGTAATCTGTTGGCCGATGAGGCACTGGTGATTTGTGATGATGTTATGAATTCACCAGGCGCAACAGAGGATATGATACGATTTTGGGATGAATTACCTTGCCAAGAGAAATTAGTGGATGGGGATATGCACTATCCAATTCCAATGGGGTTTGGAAAATGGATGAGGTAACACCTTGGCAAATAGAAGACCTGGTAAAACTATCCACACAACCTATAGGTGATACCTGGTTGGATGCGTACTACACAACATATGAGCCAAATGTGAGTACGCGGATAAACTACTACAGATTCCTGTACCACCTGGTGGAGTTGTTAAAGCCATCTATTGCGGTGGAGCTGGGTGTGGAGTTTGGTGTTGCGTCTGCGTATATGGCAGCAGCTGCATCATTCTATGGTGGCCAAGTAATTGGGATAGATTGTAACTGGCATGGTGGGCCAGGAGAAGATGTGCCTGCCAAATATCCCAATTATGACTATTGGGTAGGTAAGTCTACTGATCCAGTCATCCTTGAGCGTCTGTATACAATGTGTGATGATGATTACCGCATTGGTCTAGTATTCCAGGATTCATCCCATCACTATGCAGAGTCTGTGCAGGAATGGAGATTGTATCGTCAATTGTTGGCCGAGCACGCGGTTTGGGTGTGTGACGATATAACGGAAGCGTTCTATGAAGAGGGCATAGATGAGAAATCTATGGTAGGCTATTGGGATGAGCTGCCTGGACTCAAGAGTTTGTATCCAGATGTCTTGCACAAGGGGAATACGATTGGAGTGCTGTTGACATGAGTGATGTAACGCTTGCTACCTATTGTTGTCCAAAGGACATTAGAAAGTTGTACATGCCAGGTATGGTATACTACATAAATTGTATCCGTGGACGTAATATGGACTACATGGTCATGACGCACGATGTCTATGCCGAGGTTGGGCAGTATTTGCAGATCAAGACATATCATTGGATGGATGATTGAATGATTGAGTTATCCATAGTATCAGGTACATATAACCGGTTGCCGCACATGCAAAGGATGGTAGAGTCTGTACGCCAATCTATCGGTACGGGTATCCCGTATGAGATTGTGTTGGTAGATGGCGGTTCTACTGACGGCACTATTGATTGGTGTAAATCACAACCGGATATAATGCTCATAGAGCAAGGCGAATTGTTGGGAGCCATCAAAGCATTCAATGCTGGCCTACACGCTGCACACGGTAGATATTGCGTAGTGGGTAACGATGATGTGCTGTATGAAGATGAGGCATTGATAAAGGCGCTGGCCTTTATGGAAGATCATCTGGATGTTGGAGTGGGCTGCTTCTATCAAGACCGTGACCATCCTGGCACATACAATTTGGAGTATATGCCAGCTATCCTAGATGGCGAATCTATAAGCCACGTGTATGGACAAGTGTGCATTGTTCCTAAATGGTTGGGTGAAGAGGTGGGTTGGTGGGGCAACTATGCAAATTTACATACATATGGTGGCGATAACAATTTGTCCAGTACCATCCTGGAGCGTGGTTACAAGGTGACAGGGATAGAGTGTGCATGTATCCACGATATGAAGGTGGATGATGAGCTGCGCAAAATCAATAATGAGCGGCGTGTCAAGGAGAAGCACAACAAACCATACCATCCAGATTCTGTGGCTTGGGGAAAGCATTGGTCACATATGGATGGCACTTGTGGAGCTATAATCAGGCATGAGCCAGTCAAATCTAATCCACTGAAACGTAACATCCGATTCCTGTATTTGCCAATCTATGAGCAGGGTTATGCTGTACAGAAGCAACAAAAGCGTGGCTTGCGTGAGGCATTGGCTAATGTTGGGTTAGTATATGAATATGACTGGTTGCAAGTTTCCGACGCGCACGGTGGGCAGTATATGGTTGACTATCTGATGGATATAATGGATGCCTGGCAACCGGATATGCTGCTGTCCCAGATTCATGGCCCAGATGCTCAGAATTTCAATGTATCATCTGTCCATCGTATCAGGTCTGAATTTCCAAAGGTTGCATGGATCAATTGGAATGGAGATTACCATCCAGAGTCATTACTGTCTCCTGGTGGAATTGCCATGAGTCTACAATTTGATATGCAGTGTGTGGTTACCACCGCTGTGCGAGACATATATGCTAGGAATGGCGTATCTTGGATGTACTGGCAGATAGGGTATGAGTCATCCACGGCTGAGCCAAATGGGAATACTCCTCATTACGATGTGCTATTCTTGGGCAATGGCTATTCCAGAGCCAGACTGATGTTGGGTAGAATGCTGCGCCAGTTGCCATACAGGACGGGCATATATGGTGTGTGGGGTGGTGGAATACATGCAGATGGGTACAATCTGTACGATTTTGATGCTGGGCGGCAGCTATACCGTGCTGCAAAGTTGTCCGTAGGTGATAACCAATGGGGCAACAGGGCTATTGGATTTGTGTCCAATCGCCCATTCCAAGCTATGGCAGCCGGTGGAGCTATGTTGATGCACCAGCATGTCCCAGACCTTGACAAGCTTCTGGGCTTGGAAGATCGTAAGCACTATGTAGTGTGGAATGATTTGGCAGATTTGCAGCGCAAGATAAGCTATTATCTGGTACACGAGGATGAGCGCAAACGAATAGCGGATACTGGAACGGAGTTCATACTCAAGAACCATTCATTTGATAATCGTGTACAAGAACTGTTGGAAGTCATGTCGTGACCATACCTGTCAGTATTGTGATACCGGTGTATGCTACTACTGACCAGGATACAGAATGGTTGAAAGTGTGCCTGGGAAGTTGTGTAATTCAGACCGATGACGTGGTTGTGTGGGATGATGGTTCAGAGGTGGCAATAGAGGATTTTCCAGGTGCAAGAGTATTACATGATTCCCATCGTGGAAAATCATATGCGCGTAACCACGCCGTGGCCAATGCTGAGTATGAGCTATTCTATCCGGTAGATGCTGATGATTGGTTACATCCACGGGCGTTGGAAATTCTGTATGAACGATGGGATGGAGTTCCGCTATACAGTGATGTGGTGAAAGTATTTGGTGCTGCCCATCAGATTCACAAATTGATCTCATTCGATTGTGAGGCATCACAGCGGCATTCCCTATCATCTGTGAATGTGTTACAATCCGTGGACCAGTGGAGAGCGGTGGGAGGTTGGGCTGACCGCTTACAGATGTATGAGGATTGGTTATACAATTCCAAGCTATTTTGGATGTTTTGTGGGCATAAGGTTGAGATGCCGCTGGTGTATTATAGGCAACATATGCGGCAGAGCACTGAAAGTGTATCCAAAGAGGATAAAGGAAAAGCCATCGAATATGTGATGGCTCAATTAGCAGAATGGAGGAAATCAACGATGGGTTGTTGTGGAAAGCGTAGATCAGCTAGTGGAAGACGTGGCAATAGTGCTCCACCACCAACATTGCCGACACGAATACCGGCTGTTTATAGTCCTGCCAATGTGGATCTGGATACGCAGGTGGCTGATTTGGAGCAGTATGGGCAACCTAATCCTGGATATGTCCATGCCAGATATGTGGGTGGTCGTGGAATGATGAAGCATGACCGACGTGGGATGACATCACGCAAAAAGTACACGCGTGTAATGTATGGTGGAATCTATCAAGTCAGACGTGAGGACGCGGTTACGCGTGATGAATTCCAGCGTTCTTCTAGAAATTGTGGATTCATAATAATGACAGGCGTACCCAAATCACCGCCACCAGCTCCAAAGCCAGTTCCCAAGCCTGTACCCATCGTGACGCGGGCACCCGTGAAGCAGATAACGCGCGTGCCGGCAAAAGTGTCTGGTGGAGCCAGTGGAGCAGTAATAAAGGACGCTCATTCCATGAGCATCAGGGAACTTAGGAATTACGCGGTGGGAATGGATGCGGATGATCTCCAAGCGCTTTTGGATGCGGAACAGGCCAACGAACGGCCACGCATAGGCGCTGTTAAGTTGCTAGAGAATATGATCCGCAGGGCAACTTCCAGATAGGAGAATACTATGGCTAGAACATCAGTGGGTATCATACCAGTCGATCCCGTTGTGGGAATCGCACAGGTGGGTTTGACGTTGGATAGGTATTGTGACCTGATGGTTGGTATGGATCGTATTACCAGGTGCATGTTTAATGGCATCGACATTCCAACACCAGCTTATGATGTTGCTGGTATGGGAATCGTAACACAATCTCAGCGCAACACTTTGGCCATGTACTTGTACCAGGCAGAAGTCAAGCGTGAGGAATTCCTGGGATACCACATCGGCTACAAATGGATCATCCACGAACATCACGACTGTGGGGTTGATAATCCCTATATGCTGAATATGAAATACTTGCGCTCCGTTGGCTATCCCACACTTGCTAATATAAGTATTGGGGAAGCGGTAAACTATGGAGTGCCTCCATTTAATGCCGCCAACCCACCCACTGACCCAATCACGATCACTGTTGCCACTACTGTGTCAATCTATGAAATCCTGGTGATGTATCCTGGCGAGAATGTATGTATCACCCCATCATCTATAGTTGATAATGGAGATGGCACGGTTACCATCAGTATTCCCAGGTGTAGATTGGTGCATCCTGACTACAATGATGACAGAGATGATCATATTGGCTACTATGATGCAGATCCATATCTAATGACGGTGGATATACGTCGGCAATATGCCGACGTATCGTTGGGTGCTGATTTTGTATGGACATGTCCACCAGGTACATCTAACTGTGTACCTGGTTGCCAGACTGCGTGTCCGATCATATCCGGTCACGATGCATATACTCTGTCCATAGTCCATGCGTATCCAGCATCGTATAGCTCTGGAACGTGGACTACTGGATGTTGGAGCTATTCTACCAAACCAACCAGTGTACGGTTCAGCTATCAGTCTGGTAGAGTAGACTTCTCGGATGAGCTATATACGGCACGTTTGGCACACACATTGATGCCACGGCCACCTTGTAGCGGCGATATGGTAAAACAACAGTGGATAGATGACCGTGAGATTCTACCGCGCACGTATACATCGTATGGATCCATGCGAGGCGCTATGGAAACTTGGATGTCTGACAGAGACAGGAAAGTGGGCCACGGGGGAATGTTCCCAGGGATGCACGTGTGATGGCAGGATTATTTCAACTAGTTCGCAGGCCACGTACCAGGCAAACTACAGAAATCATAAAACAAGAGCTGCTGACGTCATACAACAAAATGCGTCCATCACTACAAACGGCTATGAACAAGGAATTGCGTAATCGTGGTTGGAGAGGACATTTGCCCAAGATATACACCAAAGTGCACATCAGCGGACGTACATATTTGGTAGAGGTGCGGGTAGATAGACGCACCAAGGCAGGCAAGATTTTCTGGTGGGTTGACCAAGGCACGATGGATGAAGGCAATCCAGCTACTACTTATCCCATTGAGCCAGTGACTGCGGACTTTTTGCAATTTATGGTGCCTTATCAGCCACAAACTATACCTGCATCTGGAAGCTTGTCATATAATCCAGGTGGAGAACCACAAACTGTTCATACTATGCATGTGAATCATCCTGGGATTGTGCCAAGGCACTTTTCGCAGGCAGTGCTGAAAGTTATGAAGGACAGGCGCAACACCAAGGGATTCTATAGAGTTACTGAAAATGCCTACCGCAGGGGTTTCAGGAAAGCAAAGAAGGCAGGTCAAATCTAATCTAGATGTGTGGGTGAGAGCTCGTCAGTCAGAATAGACTATAGCCTGTATCGTGTGGATAATAATCTCAAGGAGTAAATACCATGAGTGACGATTTGGTTCAAGTAAGAGAAGGTAGGGTATGGTTTCAGCTGAATGAGTTGGAGTCATACGACATAGTGCAATGTTCAGGTCTGTCAGATTGGAATAAGCCACGTGGTGCTGTAACACCCATCCGGTGCCAGTCGTTTACAACGATTGGTGAGGAAGATGTGATGGGTTACCAGCGTGCCAGCAAGGATATGTCTGCGTTCACAATCACATCACGGTTGAGAGAGCTGCAGAACTTCCTGTTCTCACTCAACTGCGATACCAATGTCCAAGTGCTAATCAAGGACTGTGGTGATCCAAACGATTACTATGGCTACAAGCTAGGTTTGGGATGGGTTAGATGCCCACCTGGTGATCTGTCTGGTGATCCAATGGCCCTCATCGAGGGTGACAATGTGGCTGTTAACATTGCCAATCCATTCAATGCGGTGTATGGTCCCTATCTGATCGACTTCAAGGTCGGATTTATGTCTCAACGGACACTTGCAGAGACTGGGGCAATTACAGACATTTCTATGTTTGCTGAAGAGTGTTTGCAAAATTGTTTGTTCCACGCTGGTAATGGCCAGTACGGTTACTGTGTAGCTGAAGCGCAGCCTGCATCCATCGTGGATGCCGCCAATGTGTGGTACACGGAAGACTATGCCGATAATTGGGCACTTGTATCTGCAAATCCGTTCGCAGCTGGTGAAGACATAAGTTGTGTGGTGAAGACCGGCACAGTGACTAACCATCGAGTCATAGTAAGCCGTGGAGAAGCGGATGCCGGCAATCCGGCAGAGATCGCATATGCGGATTGTACAAGCATCGGTCAGACCGCGTGGGTCAACGTTGATGTAGGTACTGTGAATGGTCAGTATATCACCTACATGTCGTGGCCTGTGTACAACAAGCTGTTTGCCATTACCAATGACGGCTACATCTACCGGTCTGAGGATGGTGGGGCAACTTGGGCGGTCAGTTACCAGCACACTGCGGCGGTGGGTTTGAATGACATATCGGTCATCTCACGTGGTTATGGTTGGGTAGTTGGTGATGTGGACTTGCTAGTATACACTGCTGACTATGGTGAATCGTGGACTGTTGTGGATGGTCCCAATGACGGTTTGCTCAATCTGAATACGTGTTATCTCAGTATAGACAGGAAGTTGTTGTTGGGAGATAGCGCAGGGATGGTGCATGGCACGGCTGATGAGGCTGTAACCTGGTCACAACATCCAATGCAGGGCATCGTAGCTACCAGCGTTGTGCGTATACGTGGAAGCGGAACGCACTGGTTGTGGGCAATAGCCAATATGGCACCCACGGCACCGGCTACGCACAACAGTCGTGTGGTGAGGTCTACTGATGGTGGAGCAACGTGGAGACTGTGGCAGTTGGCGCAGAATATCACGCCTAACTATGGCCTGAATGCTTTGGCTGTGGTGGATCCCAATCGTGTTCTTGTCGGTGGCAATCCCTATCCTGCTGGTGGTACAGCTTTCTTCACCAGAACTGAGACCAACATTGACAAATTGATCTGACGTTGTTTCGGGGACTGGGTGTAAAAGCCCAGTCCCACACAGGAGGAGTTATGGATATCAAGGACGTAATGGATGTTCCTGGATTTGAAGTATTGGAGCATCAGCCAGGGCACACAGTGTTGACGATTCCATCCGGCTACACGTTGACAATCCGACGTGTTGGGCCATATACATTCGACCACTTGGATTCCAGAGAAGATTTGAAAGATCCAGGGCCATTCACCATCAAGGTGAGATTGCTAGAGAAGCTGCAACCACCTGGTGTGGAAGAGGAAATCCTGTACAGGCCACCCACTGACGATGATGGCAAGCCTGAGGAGCCAGATAGGGAACAACACGAACGTGCATGGATGTACTACCAGCAATGGCAAATGCACCAACTGCAACGCACCAATATCATCAAGCAGCGTGACAATGAGCGCAATGACCTGGCATTATTGACAGGAATCAAAGTGCAAGATGGATCAGTAGATGTGGATGACAATGAGTGGTTGGAATGTCTAGGTATTGACACTGCAAATCTGACTCGCTCCCAGCGTATGCTATTATTCCTGAAAACAGAGGTCATCAGATCTATTACTACAGCAGACATCATCAGATTCTTCATACAAGTGAAGGAGGTAAATGTCGATGGCCTGAAACGTGCCTTCGACTCATTTTGGCGCATCATGGCACGGTAGGCCATTGTCAGTAGTTATGGATAGTATGCCTACCACGGGAGCTGAGTATAATATGCGGGCGTTAGAGGTACAGTGTAGCAATCACAATGGAATAGGTCTATCAGAGTGGTACAACGTATCTGTGCAGGAACGTGCTTGGAAGGTGGCAGGAATGTTAGTGCCAGTATTGACATCAGCACTGTATGCAACCCAACAAGCAGCTAATATGCACGCAAAGGCCAAGAAATGACTCAAACACAAGCAGCAACAGGCGGCGGACAAGGCGATCTATTGTGGGTGGCAGCCATCAAAGATGAAACCATCAACTTCTTCCGCAACTTCGACAAAAACATGAGCGCTTTGATGCGTCGCAACAGCGAGGCATTCGTGGATTTGCAAGTGGGTAGTAAGAAATCCGCCACCACGATGGGCATACTATCTGGTGCTATAGCTGGCATCACTATGCGTTTGGCCACGATGGGTATTCAGGCATTGCAGCAGTTTAAACAGATGGTTGTGGGAGCCACTCAACTGGCAGCACGCGCACAAACATTAGCTATATCCTTGCAAGTTGTTGGAAAGAACGCTGGCTATACGGATGAGCAGTTGGCTGAATTTGAACAGGCTATGAAAGCCAATGGCATAACAACCATCAAAGTGCGCGAGTCCCTGATGAAAATGGCCCAAGCTAATCTCGATCTGGCAATGGCAACTGACTTGTCCAGGGTAGCACAGGATGCTGCCGTTATTGCAGGCACTAACTCTAGTGTTGCATTTGGGCGTATGATACATGGCATCACTACACTTAATCCACTTGTCCTGCGCAATATGGGCATCATAGTTGATGCCACACAAGAGTATGAGGCATATGCGGCAGCTAATGGAACAGCTGCTAAGAGCATGACGTATGCCATGAAGCAACAAATTATGGCAAATGCCGTGATAAAAGCTGGTGCACGAGTTGCAGGTACATATGAAGCGG